TAAAAGATTGGGATGATGGAAAACCAATCTGGTCAGTTGAAATGGGCGGACTTAGTCAGCAATATGAGAATGCAATACAGCAGGAAATATTTCCACTTTGTGAAAAAATACTTGACAATCCAATTTTACAAAAAGATGATAAAGAAATTAATGAATGGTGGAATAAAGGGTATGATAAAATTTTATTGAAACAGTCAAAGGGAAAAGGCTTGAGTGGTGCAATGGCAGGAGCTATAAAGACTTTAGCTTGGCAGTTTGCTAAATATGGTTATGATCATATGATGAAAAAAGCCCCTAAAGATAGATTAATACAAGTATATAAGGAGGATTAAAATGGGAGATTATATTATTGAATGGGATTTTAGTAAACCAATGAAAATAGAAGTAGGGAAAAATATTACTTTTATATTTCCCAAACCTAAAATAGAACCTATAACATTAGATGGGTATAAAATCATAGTTCCTACTAAGAAGAAAAGGAGGTTGAAATGAAAACATTATTTATATTAATACCATTATTTTTCTTTTCCTGTTCAAACTTTTTTGAGCCGGAAATTTATAATGTTGAATATAAAATAACAGGAACAGCCAGCACAGTTGACGTAACTCTCAATAATTCGACCGGAGGCACAGAGCAATTTAGTAATGTGCCATTACCAGTTACTTATACATATAATGATTTTAAGGACTGGTTTTTATATATATCAGCACAGAATCAAGGGACAAGTGGCAGCGTAACTGTTTCAATTTATGTTAATGATGATCTTAAAAAATCGTCTACAAGTTCCGGAGCATATGTAATTGCGACTGCTTCAGACACGTTGGATATAGAGTAATAAGTGAAATTTGCGAAAAAATAATAATCATTATATAATTAGTTTCCTTCCTGTATTGAGGGCGTTCCGGCCGGATCGCCCTCAATCATCAATATAGTGAAGGGCAAAAAAATAATGGGAGGAAATCATTGAAAGAAAATCAAAAAAGACAATTTAAAGGTATATGGATACCTGCTAAATTATGGTTAACTAAAGAATTAACAATACTTGAAAAAATATTTTTAGTGGAAATTGATAGTCTAAATAATAAAGAAGGATGTTGGGCAAGCAACCAATATTTCGCTGATTTTTTTGCAATCACCAAACAGAGATGCAGTCAGATTATAAAAAGTATTGAAAAAAAAGGTTTTATCAAAATAACATATGAGAGAAAAGGTAAAGAAATTTCAAAAAGAATCATTAAAATGACTGTTTTTTATTCTAAAGAGGTATCAAATAAACTTGATAGGGTATCAAATAAATTCGAACAGGGTATCAAGAAAATTCGCATAGGGTATCAAGAAAATTCGAAAGAGAATAATACATGTAATAATACAAAGAATAATACATGTAATAAAGAGATTTTATTCCCTACTGTATTAGATACACCAGAATTTAAAGAAACTTGGGAAATTTGGGCTCAATTCAGAAAAGAGATTAAAAAGAAAATAACTCCAACAACTGCAATAGCTCAATTATCAAAATTAGAAAAAGTTGGTTCAGATGCAGCTATTAAAATGATTAAACAAAGTATCGAAAATGGCTGGCAAGGTTTATTTCCTTTAAAAGCAGAACCGAAAAGTAAATGGGATTTTTAGTATGGAAAAAATAATTCAAGTTAAAGAAATGGTGAAAAAACTTTTTGCACTTAAAAATAAGACACCTGATAAATTCGTAGTATCAACTTGGTGCGAGGTATTAAAAAATTATGAGATAAAACAATTGGCTAAAGCATTTAATGCCGTTTTAAAAAAAGATGGTTTTTTTGAAATTAAAATGATACTCGACGAACTGGAATCATCAAATAAAGAAGCTGCAGTTATTGAGTGGGATAAAGTAGTTAGAGTTGCAAAAGATGGCGGGCAGGGTTATGATAATTTAAATCAAAATACAAAATTAGCATTGAAGTCTGCAGGTGGTTTAAATAAGCTTCGGTTTACAGAATCAGAATATACCTTAAATGAGATGCGAAAAATTTTTATTGAAACATTTGATATACACAAAAGAAACGATTATAGACAGCTTGTAAATGATAACTCAACAAATATAATGAACCAATTAGGATTTAAATAATGGGATTAAAAAAAGGGATTTTTCAGCAATCAAAAGAAATTTGCTCGAAGCATAAAATTAGAAAGCTAATAATTTGTGGTAAAGAATATTGCGGTCTATGCGAGATAGAAGAAAAAGAAGAGGAACTTAGTAAGCAGAGGGATGCAAATATTGATCACGATCGATTAAAACAGTACAATGAAGAGAAGTTAAAAAAGAAAAGAAAGCGAGGGAGATAGATTATTATGAATTTACCAAATTTAATTATAATAATTATAATAGGTGTTTTAATGATGGTTATAATGATTAGACAATCAAAATCTAATAATAAGGATTAAATGATGGAAATTGATTTCTGGGGTAATGAAGTTAAAAAAGAACCACCTAAGAAAGGTTATTGCCAGTTATTTAAGGCTAAAAATAATTACAGGAAGGCTATTGACAGTAGCAGATGTAAGAACTGTATTAATTTAATTGTATTTGATTATCATGATAAAAGGTATTATAAGTGTAAAGAATTAGGCAGCAGTAATAGTGAAGCTACAGATATTAGATTGTCAAATGTATGCAATCTGTTTACCTGGAATATTATGTTTGAGGTCAAAGGAGGATAAATGATGAATTTAATAAATAAAAAACTAATAGAGCTAGGCGTTGTTTTGGGAGAAACTAAAAGCAATATAGAGGCAATGAGAGAACGCATAGCAGAACTTGAAAAAGAAAATAGAAAAATGAAAGAAGCCTTAGAGTTTTATAGTAAAAAGGATTATTATATAAATGATACTGGTTATGGGTATAGTGTTATTGATAACGATATTGGTAAAAAAGCCAGAGAAGCATTAAAGGAGGATAAATGATGCATAGAATTATAGGTATTCATTTCAAAGGACAATATATTGAATGTTTGCTGAATGATGAAAACAAAATTATTAAATGCGTTGTTGATGATTACTTTACTGGAATAGAATTAAATATAATGCCTGAATTTCAAAAGTTAGTTGATATTGAGATATCTAAGGAGAGTAAATAATGGAATGGATAAGTGTAAAAGATAGATTGCCTGAAGAAAATCAAATAGTTTTTGGAATTACTCCACAGTGTACAAATAATGAAATTATGGTTTTTGAATATCAATATATAGATGGCGCTATTGATGAAAATGGAAATGAGACGTCAGGATGGGTATGGGCAAATTGTTATGGTGATATAACATGTTTTGCCCCAGAATGGGATGATGATTATGAGGTAACCCACTGGATGCCACTACCAGAATCACCAAATGAGGATAAATAATGAGAGAGACTAATTTTAATTCGATACTTGTACGAAGTTTTCGAAATATTGATTGGCATTGTAATAAAATCCCCGACTCTGGAATACCGGGTGGAGACAATCGCTTTATGACGGAAAAGCCTTACGATATTTTTGCTGTAGAAGATGCAGGGTTCTGTATTGCTATTGAAGGTAAGTATATGAAATTAAAAAATGATTATAGATCATTTAGTCTGAGCAGTATAGCAGAACATCAGATTGAAAATTTAGTTGATGTAAATAGCCGAATTGGTTCCTTTGGTTTAATTGCAATTTATACTTGGTTGCCTAACAAAATTAAACAAGTCCATTTTATTTTAATTGATAAAATAATTTCAATGTTAGATGCCGGAGAGAAAAGTTTAAAGAAAGAATTTTTTATAAATAATAAATTAGCCTATAATTGTCATAAGGATATTTTTAATATACCAATTGATTTTTATAGGATTTTAAGGAGAGAATCAAATGGTTAAAAAAATTTGCAAACGATGTGGTCAAGAAATTACTGTCTGCGATTTTTGCGAAAGTGAGATTGGAATGTATATAAATCATGAGGGGAATCAGGTCAGAGAAATGGTTTCCAATCAAACAAAAGACGGCGAAAAATTTTTTTATCATCCTTGGTGCATTAAAACTAAAGAACAATTGATGATCTTGAAAAAATAAACTTAATCGAGTATACTTCAGGGCAGGAGAAACGAATGAAAAAATTAATAATATTATTAATTGTATTTACTGCTTTTGCTTATCGAGACGAATTAAATTTAAAAAGTAAAATTGATCACGACTTAATTTTTATTGAATCAATAATTAATAAGTATGATGTTCCACATAAAAAAAGAATTGCAAAATGTATAAGAATAAATGCTTATAAATATAATCATCCTATAAAACTTTTTGTCGGCATTTGCGAAGCAGAAAGTGAGTTTGATTGGAAGGCAATAAATTTTAATAATACTTGTTTTGGATTATATCAAGTAAATGTTGATTTCCATAAAGACAAGGTTTACAAAGCACGCAATGGAAGGTATAAAAAATTATTAAAAAAACATAAAGGGACTAACATAATAAATGTATTAAAATATATCGGAGTTAATACCGAAGTTGGTGGAAAGGTTTTAAAAGATTATAGAGATGAAGCCAATGGCTGTTATACTCAGGCTGTTTCACGATTCGGCGGCTATACAGGGAAGTTCAAACATAAGCACGAGTGGAGAACTAATTATTTAAAAAAGGCATTTAAATATTATATTCAGGAGTAAGTGTGTTATACAAAACTGATGTAGCATTATATTTTAAATATGAATTTATGGATGTTAGTACTACAGCATTTTTTAGTTATCTTCGACAAAAAATAATTCCCGGGATTCCTGAAAGCTGCAAAAAAAAAAATTTAGATAATCCCGAGTTGATTGAGTATTTAATTTTATGCAAAGAAAAAATTAAAATTTATAAAGACAAAGTTGAGAAAGAAAAAAAATTAATAAATAGGAATAATAAAAAAGATTGGTCATTGCCGGGTAATTATAGAAAATATGAAAATGTTAAATTATAGAGAAATTTATTTATTTCATTACAATAAGCAAAATAATATTTGTCCTGCTTGCGGAAGGGAATTAGATATCTCCGGAAATAAAATCGATATTCAGCACAGGTTGCATAAAGAAAAATGGGCAATAAGATGCTATCCGTTATTTATTCATTCTGTTTTTAATACTTGCCTAATGCACAATACTTGCAACTGTACAACTCATAGGTCATATGGAAACATTAGTACATATAGAGCGGAAAGAATGGAGTCAAGAATGAGAAAATACCCTGAATTAGCATTTAGGGCGATATGGCCGATCACTTATATTAGGCAGGGATATAATCAGGAGTATAGATTATTTTTACAAAAATATTTCAATGGCAATTGACATTAGTATTTAATAATTATATAATAAGAAATGAAAACGAAAGAAAATTTAACACATAATAGATATTCAGTTTGTCTTGATAAAAAGATAATTGAAAAAGTTAAAAAGAAATTAAAAAAAGACAATTTATCATCTCTTAGTTGGCTTATAAGGAAATTATTAGAGATATATAGCGACAATAAAATAACTTTACAAATTATGCAGGTCAATGATTAATATAGTTTTTTGTATTGATACTAAATTAGGCGATAAAATTTATAATTGCATCAACTCAATAAAAGCTTGGACTAAAGAGCAAATTCAAATTTATATTTTAACTGGAAGGAATTTTAATTCTTATTATTTAGCCGAATATGGTCAAAGAGGTTTTAAAGTAATCACAAATGTAGATATTCCTGAAATCAAAGATTTTAAAAGGGACAAAGTAAAAAGTAAGGCAATGTTTTTTCGCTGGTTAATTGCTGACAAAATACCTGAAATTGATCGATGTATTTATTTAGAACCTGATTGCCTCTTAAATGCTGATATAAAAGAATTATGGGACATTGATTTAGGCGATAAAATGATCGGGTTAGTGAGAAGTCAGTTTGGTGATTCAATTAGAAAGACAATATTTTATCAAGGTCACGTAGATGAAACTGAAGCATTTATAAATTACGACTGCGATATTAATAATACAAATTACAACTCTGGTCAGGCGGTAATTGATTTAAAGAAATGGCGTCAAAAAGAAATTACAAAAAAATTAATTGATTTTATTATTAAGTATAAAACAGCTGATCAAATTGCGCTCAATGTGGTCTGTTATAATGATATTTTTCAACTAGATGATACTTGGTGCGCTCCGGCAAATTGTATAACTGATAACTTTAAAGCTCATCCGCCTTGCATTCATAGTGATTATAAGAAATGCAAATTATATCATTTTCACGGTATGCATAAACCATGGGATAATTGTTATTCTCAAAATAAGACATTAAAAAGTATATGGGATAAATACAATGACAGTAATTGAAATCATAAAAGAATATTTAGAAAAAAATAATTATGATGGGCTTTGTTGCTCAGATGTTCCTTGTGGATGTGGAATAAATAATATGGCTCCATGTTGTGATAATATAATGGATTGTCAACCAGCCTATTTAAAAAAAGATGCGAACTGCAAAGAATGCGAGAATGGAATGTGTGAAAATGTCGGCAATGATGATCAAGGCGTAGAATGTTATACAATTAAAAAACCGGAGGAGCAATGAAATTTAATATAGTCATTACTTGTAAAGATAGATATAAATATTTAATCAGAAATTTATTTTATATTAATATTGCGAACAGAGATCAAAAGCACGATGTTAATGTTTATACAATGTGCAATCAAGAATATAATGCAAGTGGTTTTAAAAATTTAAATATTGTATCAGGATACATTGAAGATAGAGATAAATTATTCAATAAATCAAAATATCTGAATAAGGCTATTTCTAAAATGGATCAAAATTATGATTATTTTATACAGTGGGATGCTGATTTAGTAATGAATCCTGACTTATTTGATATGATTGAAAAAAGCAACGCTGAATGGATTGTATTATCAGGAGAAAAATTAACTAAAGAATCTACTGAGTATTTTTTTGAAAAGATGTTAAAATGGGATAATATAAAATTATTGGGGAAAAATAATAAAAGTATACGAGAAAACAAAATGAACCGCTTTGTTGGCAATATTTCCATCAGGAAAGATACCTTAGAAAAATATATGAATATTTTAAAATTAGATAAACTCTATAATGAAAATTTTCTAGGTTGGGGAGGAGAGGATTCGATGCTCTCGATCACATCAAGCAAAATGATGGCACACGGTATTTTAAAAAAAGTATACTTTTATGATGCTTGGGAACATCTTTTCCACGAGCGAGAAGTTGATAAGACAAATTTTGATCGGCGACAGCAAGAGAAAAATGTTATATTATTAAACAATCAATTAATATTGAATGATAATAGAATAAGGGAGTATATGAGCAGTGATGAAAAATAAAATATTTATTTTTTTTATTATAATGATTAGTATAGCATTTATGATTTTAAGTTTAAAATTTTATCCTAAGATAAATTATAAACTTTTTTATGAAAAGCAGGTTATAAAAACTATTGAGAATTACAATGGACGTCCAAGCTCACATTAATGATTATAGATTTAAATTACAAAAATTTAGTAAGAAAAAACTTATTGAAGAAGTAATAAAACTTACAGTGGATTATGCTAATTTACAAACTACTTATGTTAAGTTAAAACAATTTTTAGAAAAGGGAGGGAGAAATGATAAGCATTTGCATACCAACATTAAGACCAGGAAATCAATTATTACAACAGATTAAGGATATTGATAATAGTCTTCTCGGAGGAGATTACGAAATTATAATACAAAGCGAAAATCAATCTGCAGCTTTAAACAGAAATGCTGCTTTACAAAAATCAAAAGGCGAGTATGTGGTAATGATAGATGACGATATTACCCGCTTCCCTAAAAACTGGGCATTTGATTTAATTGAACCCTTAAAGAAAGATAATTATTTAAAAGTCGTATCGGCCAGACTAATGACTAAAAATTTAACGCCCGGTACGATGATTTCTTATGCCGGATCAATTACTCAATGTACAGATGATTTATGGATCAATCCTAATTTTATTTTGCCTTCTGCCTGTATCGTCTTTTCAAGAAATACTTGGGAGGCAGTTAGAACCGATCCGACTGTACCAAGGAACATTCCTTTTGATGTTAATTATAAAAAGGCAGTTGCAGAGGATGCGGATTTTATAATGGCAGTATGCACGACTTTTCCCGGTTGTAAAACTGGAGTTTATAAAAAAGTTGAAGTAGTGCATTTAAATAATGAAGTGTGGCGAACTCCTGATTTTAGATGGGAAGATAACCACGAATATTTTAAAAAGAAATGGAATAGGAATCCTTTCTAGGGAATATAAAATGAAAGTAACGCAAATAATATCTAGTTATAATCGGGCAGCTCAATTAGATTTATTGGTTAGCTCAACAGATGATCATTTTCAGAAATGTGAGCAGACAAAAATTTTATGGCGTGCGGATAATGATTTTTATAAAAAAGGGTATGATAAATTTTTTTCAAAATATTTTAATATTGATATTGGTCAAGATTATCTGATTGAGTGCGAAGAAAAAAACTACAAGGAAGATTTATTAAAATTAATCAGGGAATCAAAAACAGAATATATTTTAATGAATTCAGATGATAATGTATTTATTGATCGAGTTGATTTTGAAATTTATTCTACTAAAAAATTTAATTTACCGGAAGACCATGTAGCATTTTCATTGAGGATGGGTTGTTATATTAATTATTGTCTGCCTGCCAAGCTAGAAGTTATTCCTCCACCGTTTAAATATTGGGAGTCATCAAATTTTATCTCTTGGAATTGGACTGAGTGCGATAGGAGGACAGCGTATGGTTATCCTCAGCCTTACGATTCTAATATTTATAAAAAAAGATGGTTACTTAAAATGCTTAAAGATAAAGAATTTAATAATCCTTATGAATTAGAAAATGCATTGAACACTAACAGAGACATGACCAAGCCTTGGATGGTTTCATTTAAACGACCTAAATTAATTTCATTAATGGCTAATACTACTGGACAAAATGATAATCCAAACATGAAAGGCACTGGTCAGACTATTGAAGAAATAAATCAGTTATGGCTTGATTTTAATCGAATCAGTAAGAAAAAAATATATGAACTTAAACCACGGCAGGCACATGTCCATTGGAAATATCAGTTTGAAAGCGAGCAAAGATGAAAATAGGTTTAGTTGATTTAGAATTTGAACATATAAAAAATCCTAGTCATTATACTGGATACGAACCTCCAAAAAAAATTGAATGGATCAGGGATACTCCAGAGAGATGTAAAATAATTTGTTTCACAGAAAGATGTTATGAGAAAGTTAATGATCCAAAATTTAATGGTGCTATTAAAGTAGCATGGCCATTAGAGCCAGCTTCAATTCATAAATATGGTTATGAGGATTTATTAATTAAATATGGTTCTAAATTTGATTATATATTTTGTTTTGATCACAAATATTCTCAACGATTTAAATTAAATAATTGGAAAGTAATTTGGTGGACACCGGGCGGTTCTTATATTTATGCAAAGGATTGGAAAATTTATTCTAAGAAAAAAAATGTTCAAATTATCGCAAGCAAAAAAGATTGGACAGTTGGGCATAGATTAAGGCATCAAGTAATTGCCAAATATAAAGATAAAATAAATTCCATATATGGCAGAGCTTACAAATATTATGACTATCAACTGGAACCATTCAAAGAACATCGATTTGCTATTGTAATTGAGAATGAAATTATTGAAGATTATTGGACTGACAAATTGCTTGATTGCTTTTTAACTGGCACAATTCCTATTATGTGGAATAATGGTTTCATAAAACAATACTTTAATGCTAAGGGAATGATTTTATGGCGAGAGATTGATCAATTAGAAAAAATACTTGATGGTCTTAATGAAGAGCTATATAATAATATGATGGCTTCAGTTAAAGAAAATTTTGAGGTAGCTAGCAAATTATATGGGAGTGTAGAAGATTATATCTATTATAATTTCTTCAGACAATTTGAAAATGATAAATAAAAAAATAGAAATAATAATTAATATGCCTCGAATGGCAGATCACGCAAATGAGGAAGGTAATTTTTCCAGAGGATTATATCAGTTGATTAAAGAAAATTTTTCTCCTGAATTCAGAGTAATCCAAATAGGAACCTATGAAGGGGTGACAGCAGTATTATTTGCGTTGACTTGCAGAGAAGTTATAACTATCGATCCTTATGCAGACGGATATTTGAAAACTCAAGAAACAAAAGACAATTTAATTCAAGCTGAAAAAATAGCAACTAAAAGACTAATGCCTTACCCAAATGTCAGAATGTTTAAATGCACTAGTAAGGAATTTTATGATTCTTTTCAAGATAAAGTTGATGCAATTTATATAGATGGCGATCACACTCGGGAAGGTGTCACTTATGACTTATCACACTGGAAAAATAAAATTAAAACTGATGGTTTCATATGTGGTCACGATGTTGGAGATTTAGTTGTAAGTGATGTAATTGAAAAAGAATTAGGCGGTTATGATAAAAGATATGAAGATGGATCATGGGTCAAACAAATAGTATGAAACTTTTCACATACTTAAATAAAAAATTCGATCCAAAATTACTTACTCCATTTTGGAAAAAACGTTCTAAGGCTTTAGAGAAAGCTTTAAAGATATTACACGAAACTATTATAATTGGTGATACATTTGAGATGGTTGCTAATACTAAAAAATATTTACAGCATATTAAAAATTATAATATGCTTAGTGAAGGTTTCCAGAAATCAAAAATGGTAATTGAATGGGGCGGTGGCCTTGGCCGTATGGCTGAAATAATTAAAAGAAAGTATCAAAATATTAATACTTATATCATGGTCGATATTCCAATAATGACTTATTTACAAGCAAGATATTTTGCTTCAAAAAAAATTAAAGTTAATGTTATCACAAGTCCTAAGCATCCAATATATCAAGGTATTAATCTTGTGGCTCTACCCTTCCTTGGAAATATTAATCATTATCCTGACATGTTTATATCAACTTGGGGGATAAGTGAAAGTGGTTTCGGTTCCCTTGAGTATGCTTCAGAGCATCGATTTTTTGATTGTAAATATTTATTAATCGCTCATAATAAATTTGAGCTTGAAGAATTCCCTGATTCTCCTTTATACGGTATTGTTAATTGCCTTAAAGTTGAGATAGATGAGGATAACGAATATATAATTAGGTAGGAGTAAAAAATGTTAATAGGAATGGACGCAATAATTGATTATATCCAGAAAAAAAATATTGATTCTATGGATAGAGATATTTATGAATTCGGAGTTTGCACCGGGGGTGGTACTGGGCAGATATTAAGGGGCTTTACAAAAAATCTTATTCAGTATGATAGGTATTTTGGTTTTGATTCTTTCGAAGGATTGCCAGAAGAGACAAAAGGTTTATTCCGGCCTGATATTTGGCATAAAGGTGCTTTTAATGCTCAAAGTTTGCTTGGTAAAAAAGAAGATGAAGTTGTGCCTTATTTAATTAATTTGGTAAAAGATTTAACTGATAGGCCAATTGAATTTGTAAAAGGATTTTATGAAAATACATTAACTCCGGAACTGGCAAAAGAAAAACAATTTAAACCTGCTTTATTTGTATCAATTGATGTTGATATATATAAATCTGCTTTTCAAGTTTTAGAATATATGGTTAATCAAAAATTATTAGTAAAAGGTACTGTTATCAGATATGATGATTGGGGAGACTTCACTCATCCTCAATGGGAAGGTGCAAAAGAATATACAATCGGAGAAAGCTTAGCTCATATGCAGATATGCAAAGAATATGATATAGAGTTTGAACAAGTGTTTTTTGAAAGCGGTGTTAAGGTGGTGGTAGTAAAATGAGCGAAAATACAAATATATTAACTGATGAGTATGGCCCTTTTCAAAAATTTAAAGTACTTTGTTGGTATGAGAGAATGAAAAAAATTAAAACTGGAAATTTTGCTCCCCCGGTTAATATTGCTCTTGATATTTGTCAAGGTACTCAGGACAAAAAATTATGCGGCAAAGGATTTAATTGTAAACCTTGTATGAGTAATCTTGAAGATCAAAGCGAGGAAGCATATATCCCGAGAGATATTTTATTTCAAATCCCAGAGTTCTATAATAAATGGGGAGTGAAGTCAATTTGCCTTGCCGGGCATCACAGCGATCCGGTAATGTATCCTCATAGGGATTTAATTGATTTTTTACGACTTTGTAACAGATGGAATATTGAAGTAGGTTTCGTAAGCAATGGAGCATATTTTAATAAACATCTACTTGAAGAGGTAGCAAGAACTTGTGTCTGGTCTGGTTGGTCAATTAATGCCGGGGATTCTGAATCTCATCAGGCATTTTCTAATACCCCTAAAGGCACCTTTGATAAAATAATAAATAATATTAAATATATGTATGACTATTGTAAAGAATATAACCTTAATCACGATATAGGATACAAGTATTTAATTGCACCATATAATTATAAGGCGATTTATTCTGGTATTGAATTAGCAAGTAAAATCGGGGTAAGGCATTTTCAAATAAGACCTTGTGAATTGCCCGAAGAAGAATCAAAAAAAATTGATGTTGAAGAAGTCGAGAAACAAATTAAATTAGGTCTACGATTAGAAAGAGAACGTGAGTTTAATGTATATGGTATTCGTGAAAAGTTTACTCCTGATTTTAAAAAGCGAGTAATTGAAAGATGTATGACAACTCCTCTTGGTTCAACTTGGATGGCAAATGGCATGGTTGCACCCTGTCCAGATCGTAGATGGTCTGTTTATAAACCTAATATGAATCTAGGTAATTTTATTGACGAAGGGCTTGAGGCAATTAGGCGTAAATGGGGAGGAGCAGAACACATTGCAATGCTAAAAGAAATTAATAAAAATGTTAATAATTGCATTCGGTGTACAAGTTATAGTTGGATTGATTTATACAAAAATACAATTGAATCTGATCCTATGAATGTTAAATTGATATGATACCTAAAAAGATTTTTTATTACTGGGAAGGGACTCGATACCCTTATATTAATTACTGCTTAAAATCAATTGAGAAACGATGTGGTGTTGAAAGTCATTTTATTACTCAAGGCAATGTCAGAGATTATATTAAAGGTGTAGACCTTGCTGATAATTGGGCAAACTTACGGCCAATATCTCAGCGTATTGACGTATTAAGAGTCGCTTTACTTTATAAGTACGGCGGTTGCTGGATGGATGCAGATACGGTAATGTTAAAAGATATGAATTCAACTTTTGAAAATCTTCAAGAAGCAGATATTATTTGTATGAGATGGCGAAGGACAGGTAGAATATTAAACGGTTATTTTTTTGCTAATCAAGGCAGTGAATTTTTGAGAATATGTCTTGATTGGATTAATAAACAATTACGAGCTGCACCTAATCAAACTCATTACCCGAGACATCAAGGCGTCTGGTTTGGTGAACATATGGTTGGTCAAATGCACTATGAAAACCCTAAGCATATGAGATTCGTTGATCCGGAAATATTTTTGCCAATTCAATTTCCTTTTCAGCAAAACGTCTGGTGGCAGAACTCTCCTATAGAACCTTTTTTTAAAACCAATACCATAGCAATAGGGATGAATCATTCTCAATATGCTGATAATATTCGTAATATGACAATGCCGCTGATTTTACGAGGGAAAAATGTTTTTAGTAATATATTTAAATATAGCGAACAATTAGGGAGTATAATTTGAAAAAGTATATTTTATTAATATTAATATTATTTTTATATAGTTGTTCTCAAAAACAATATCAATATAAAGGAATTATTAAAAATATTGATCATCATATTGTTACTGATAGTTGGTCGGACACTTATAAAATTTATCGCATTATAAAAACTGACTTAGGGGCTATTATACCAGAAGGAAAATATAAATTTAAAAATGATCCAATGACTAATGATGCTGTATATACAAAAATTGGATTTAATTCATATGTTATATTTAAAAAAAAATAATATTTAATTTAAGATGAAAGGAAAAAGCAATATTAAGACACCAGAAGAATTAAGTAATGATCCAAAATACTGGCGTAATCTTGAAGGAGAACAATTTTTAACTAAAGACCAATGGTTAGATGATCTAAGAAAATGGTTTGTAGAGTATAATAAAAAATTACGATTGGAGTATACAAATGGCTGATTGCAATATTTGTCATCTTTATAATAATGCTGAAATTGTAGCAGTGGGAGAGAAATATAAAATCATAAAAGACGATTCTTTTTATTATGGGATATGGCATGAGTGCGTTAGTTGGGGAGGAGTGAGGACTTGCAAAAGAAATATCCATGATGCTAAATTTGAAATTGAAAATGAACTTAGAGATATATTTAAACCTGACTTTGTAGGAATGGAGATAATTGAGCAACCGCATTTACATTTTAAATGCTGGAGAATTAAAAAGGGGAAGTAATGGAAATTGATATTAAACAAGTCGCAAAAATTAAAGTAGAACCCGGAGAAGTTTTGCTTTTTGAATTAGGAAGGGATTATCATAGATCAGTTATAGATAATATAAATGATAGTTTGCAAAAAATATTTAAAGAAAATAAAGTCATTGTAGTGCCTTATGATATGCTAAAATCAATAAAACATTTTAAAGTAGAGGAGCAAAAAAAATAATGTTTGACTTAGATACTTATACAAAAGATTTTGGGATACCTTTTGAAAAATGGAAACAGGATTTAAATGAATTAATTGAGAAAGAGGGAGATATAGAAACTAAAGGATGGTGGTATGAGTGCTCTCACTGTTTAACTAAAAATAGTATGAATGCGGTAATAGGTGTCCCAACACTTAAGCCAATATTAGATAAGCTTTGGTATAAATATGAGGAGGAAAAAAATGCCGGGAATAAATCAAGTAACTAAATCATTGGAAGGTAAATATATTAAATTAAAAAGCAATTCTTCAGGCAGAGTCTGGGAAGGCAGAGTTAAAAAGATTACCTATCGAGATGAAAATGAAGAAAGAACTCGTAGAATATTATTTGATGACGGTCGAGAAATTATTGCTCACGAAAATTTTAATTTCAGCTATGAGGACTTAGATGGTTAAAAAGTTAAATTCTAAAGATATTAAGAAAATTAAAATTCCAGATATTCCTAGTAAAAAAATTTTAAAAACACTGCATAATACAGAGGTAACTAAAAATGTTAAAAAAAAAATAAAAGCATTAAATAAAGAAATTAATTCTATTTTTAATAAAAATAAACTAAAAGAAATAGATAAGTTGCACAGGAAAACTGAAATCAATTTTAAAATTCAATCTCTATGGGATGGCCCTATTGATTTTTATTTTGGATATAATATTGTCCCTAACCATGTTGGGCATGAATTCCGAGAATCAGAAAGTTTTGAAAAATTTGAAAATGGAATTGATTGGCTTTTAAAAAAATATAAGGAAGTTAAAAATGAAGTTTAAAATATCAGAAAAAGATATTATGCTTATGGATAAGGCAATTAAAATATATGTTGCTGCAACCGGAGATTTTGCTGCACCTCAAAATCTTTTATCAAGATTGATTTGGAATATATGCTTTAATCCTAAAGAATATGTAAGAAGTAAAAAAATGGTAGAAGGAATTTGTAATGAAAGCAGGTTTAAGGACACGCCAGAATGTCAAGGATGTTTGCCAAAATGATTAAATTAGATATTGATAAAAAAACTATAGATGAATATAGAATTGGCGTAAAAGTATCTTTTGATAAATTTTATGCTTTTTATATAAATGATTTTGAATTTGTATTAAGAGTAGATAAAAAATCTTTTGATAAAGCAATGGTTGAAATGAGTGACAAAGATGGGGAATAAATGATTAAAAAATTATTAAAAAAATTACGGGAGATAATTATGAAAGAAATTAAACACGGAAAAACTAAAGAAATAAAAGTATGTGACTTAGTCCCATATGAGAAAAATTATGTGATCCATTCTGAGGAACAAATAGAAAAAATTAAGCGATCAATTGAAGAGTTTGGATATAGACAAAAAATCGGTATTGGTTCAGACAATATAATTGTATATGGTCATTCCAGATGGTCTGCCCTCATGCAAATTAATAAAGATATGACTATTGAAGTTGATGACTGTTCAGATTTGCCAGAAGATAAGCAAAAAAGATTACGGGTAATTGATAATTCTTTAAAATCAAACGATATTGATGACAAAAAACTTCATGCAGAATTAAAGGAAATTTTTCCTAACTTGCAGGATAATATAACTAATATTCAGGAGACAATGAATATTGATATTAGTCATATAGCAAAAAAAATGGATCAGGAATTGGCAGCGAAAGAGATTAAAGAAGATAATCCAAAGGCCGATCCCCGACCTTCTCGGGCAGCAAGTACTAAATTAGCAAAAATCATTCTTGAATATACCCGGGAAGATTATGTTAAAGTTAAAGAATTATGTGCTGAAGCCAGCAATTATTATGGAGTGACTTCAACCAGCGATTTATTTTTAAAAATGCTGGAGGATAAAAAATGATTATAATTTTTTTTTTAACTACCATAATGATAAGTGTAATTACTACATTAGGTTTTATGAAAAAATCTTTAATAAAATTAAAAAATGCTAAAAAATATAAAATTTCAGCTCGTGCTTTTCATAGAGGGTATCCAATCGTATATGTAAATGACAAATGGTTATTTGAAGATGACTGGGAACCAACTCCTGAATTTGGCGGTAAAGAGAGAAGATGTTTTAAATGCGGAAAAGAGCCAAATAAAAATGGAGAAGATGCTTGTCTTGGACATTTGCCGGGCGTAACTGCTGCCTGCTGCGGTCATGGTAAGAAAGAATATTCTTATATTCATTTTGAAAATGGAGTTAAAATATATAAATTCGAGGGGTTATATGGTTAAAACAATTAGACAAGGAGAATGTATGCCTTTTTGGTATGGTCTTATAGGGCCTTCTCCTAGTTATTTGGGAAGCGAAATAGCACCAATCCCGATTAATTTTATTTACAGACTTTGGTATTTGATTTTAAGAAAAACTAATCATTCAAAATGGACTGAAAAATTAAATGCTATCAAAGGTGATATGTATACATTAGGATATGAGAGAGGTTGGCATGCAGGAAGAAATGAAGGATTTATGACAGGCAAAAAAGCTGGAGCAGATGAATTTTCAAAAAGATTGAGTGAAGTGATAAGTAATAAATATGGAGAAAATTAATGGAAAATGCTTTAATACATGCAAGTTTAGGCAGATGCGGTTCTTGGTGGTTCTGCAATAGCGTTATAAAAAATTATTCTAACTTTCATAGTTTTTATAATTTCGGAGATATTAATTTTAATAAAAATACTCTTTATAAAACTCATGATTTTCCACCCCCAAATATAGCACCTTATATGAAAATAGTATATATGTTCGGATGTCCTATGAATATTATAGTCAGTGCTTTGGAAAAATTTGATTATAAAGTTCATAAAAATGTACACCAAATTTATTCTCCTTGGGAAGCATTTTATAAATATCACAATGCAGATATATTGGAACATCATAAAATTTATGATAAAGATACATTGAGGTTAGAGGAAAATTTTGATATGTGGTATAAACCTCAGCGATTTCCTTTTGTGGCAATTAAGTATGAGACTTTAAGCAAAATAGATTTAAATCGCTTATATAATTTCCTTGGATTTAAATTTGATTTAATTCCATTTAAAAAAAGAGAATCAAATTGGCAAAATCATCCGCAAAAGGACAGGTTGTTATCGACTTATAAAAGTTTAGCAGATAAAGTAGAACGTGCTGAACCTATAAAATTTTTTGAACCAATAAGTTTAAGGATACCAGAATGATAATTAAAACTCATGTTTCAATAGATTCTGCTCATAAATTAGAGCTACCATACGAAAGCAAGTGTAATAATTTACATGGTCATAGATGGGAAATTGATATAGAAATCAAAAATGATAAAACAATCTGTAATGGCATGATAATTGATTTTAGTGAAATTAAAAAATATTTTAATCAATTTGATCATTGTTATTTAAATGACAAGCTACCAAAGGAATTAAAATCAAATCCTACAGCAGAACATTTAGCATGGTACTGGGCGAATGAATTAAAAGATAAATTTAAAGTACAAAATATTAAAATTTCAGTAGCAGAAACACCAAAGAATATTGCGATCTATGAATTATAAAATTAATGAAATTTTCATATCAATCCAAGGGGAAGGATTTTATACTGGTCAAGCAGTAATCTTTATAAGATTTTCAGGCTGCAATTTAAGTTGTCCTTTTTGTGATACTAAACATCAAACTTTCAAATTAATGACATTTGGCGATATTATAAAAGAAATTAAAAAATATGAGCAATATTCTCATATTGTATTAACTGGAGGCGAGCCGGGAATTGTGCCTAATATAAATCAATTTATTCTTAAATTAAAAGAAAGAGGTTATTATGTACAAGTTGAAACTAATGGAACACAAAAAATAATAGCCGACTGGATAACCTGTTCGCCGAAAAAAGAAAATGATTATTCTTATTATCCTTTTTTTACAAATGAAGTTAAGTATATAGTTGGAGAAAAATTTAACATAGATAGAATAATGGATTCTTTTAAGTATGCTTTTGATATTTATCTTCAACCAGAAAGCAATAAAAAAGAATATATAGATAAATGTGTTAGGATAATTAAGGAGTATCCAGAATGCAAGTTAAGCTTACAAATACAGAAATTGATCTCCATACAGTAAAATTAGCAGGTACTATAATTGACTCAGGTAAAAAATATTCTGAGATATGGCCTGTTCCAATGGGAGGTTATCCTGTAGCAGTTGTATTAAGTAATATTCTACAGATTCCTATATCCAATTATTTAAAGTCACATAGTTTAATAGTTGATGATATTATTGATAGCGGTAAAACTTTGTCTAACTATGATAATGATAAAGCAGTTTTATTAGTAAAGAATAACAAAGAAAATGAAGTCACGTATTATGCAGAAAAGATTGAGGGTTGGATAAAATTCCCTTGGGAAAAAGAAAACGATATTGAAGATACAGTTATTAGGCAGATTGAATTTATCGGAGAAAATCCTAATCGAGAAGGTTTAAAAGAAACGCCTGAGAGAGTAAGAAAATCTTGGCAAAAATTATATGGAGGATACAATGAAGACCCTAAAAAATTACTTAAAGTTTTCGATAAGGAAACATATAATCAAATGGTGTTGCTTAAGGATATTGAATTTTATTCTACTTGTGAACATCATATGTTACCGTTTTTTGGGAAGGCTCATATTGCATATATTCCGAAAGACAAAGTACTCGGAGTATCAAAACTTGCCCGTTTGCTTGAGGTGTTTTCTCGTCGCCTCCAAATTCAAGAAAGAATCGGGGAGCAAATTACATGTTTTATAATGGAATCGCTTAATGCCAAAGGAGCTGGATGTATCCTTGAGGCTCAGCATTTTTGTATGACTTCAAGAGGTGTAGAAAAACAAAAAAGTAAAATGGTAACATCTAGCTTAAAGGGCGTATTCCTTGAAAAGAAAGAAGCAAGGACAGAGTTCATAGGATTAGTAAAATGATCAATATTATAGTGAAGTTACAATTTGAGGCTATACATAGATGGCCAGAATGCAATTTGCCTGAAGTAGAGTATTTGAAATATCCTCATAGACATATATTTTATATTACTTGTAAGAAAAAAGTTGAGCATACAGAGAGACAGATTGAGATAATAAGTTTGAAGAGAAAAATACTTGAATATTTAAAAAGTAATTCTTGGGATACAGCAAGTTGTGAATTGATTGCAAGTAATTTGTTTAATAAATTTAGACTATCTTATTGCTCAGTACTTGAAGATAATGAAAATGGAGCAGAAGTATGTTAGTTTATTTGCCTTTGGAGCCTTATAAGGAGCGGTACACTATATTATTAAGTTCAAAAAATGGATGGTTTGAAAGTAAGCTCAAAAAATATAAAATTAAGTTTATGAGAGTAGAGGGAGAGTCATTAGGGAAAGATATTAGAAATGGTCAAGTATTAGATTGTTATAATCGGAGTTATTATTCGCTGACTCAGATTGCAAAAGTAGTTAAATTGATTAAGTCAGGAAAAATTAAAGATGGGGATATATTATACCTTGATGATTTTTGGACACCCGGCATTGAGGCAATTCCTTATATATGTAGTCAACTGGGGATTAGTATCAAAATTTATGCAATGCTCCATGCCCAGTCAGTTGACAAGTATGACTTTACATATAAAATGAAAAATTGGATGAGGCATTACGAAATAGGTCAATCTAATTATATGTCAGGCGTTTTTTGTACAAGTGAGTATTTAATCGACTTATGTACAGAAGCTGGTCTAAAAAACGTATTTTTCGGAGGATTGCCCTATAATCTTCAGGAGTTGCTCAAATTTGCCCCTAGGAACGTCTCAGCAAAGAAAAATCAAATTATATATACATCAAGATTAGACTCCGAGAAAAATCCTATGCTAGTGCTTAGAATCGCAGAAATGCTTAAATCTAGGTATGAATTTGTTATTACGACCTCTGCTAAGGAATTGCGATCAAATAGGCCAATTATTGTTAAGGAATTTAAAGCTGCGGAAAAGAAAGGTATTATCACAATTAAAACCGGTCTTACAAAAAAACAATACTACAATGAATTGATGAAGTCAAAGTATCAGTTAAATACAGCTTACCAAGATTGGCTTAGTTGGACATTACTTGAAAGTTTGACTTATCATTGCATTCCTATTTACCCAAAGTATCGTAGTTTCCCTGAATACTTACCAGCAGAGTATTTATATGAGCCAAGAAGTGCAGAAAGTGCAGCTGAGGTTATTGATAGGCACTCTATTTTCGATAAAGAATTATTAAAAATTCCTGAGTATTATGATAAGTCAGTTGAGCGATATTTACAATTAATGGGGCTAATTTAATGGCAACAGCAGTAGTCGGATTGCGATCGGTAGGGGCAGAAACCTTACTTACTCTATCTTCACTTGCAGGGCAGATATTAAAACCTAAAAAAGTAGTTATTTTTGTACAGGGAAATATATTAAATATTTCTGAATTTTATTTTGAACAAGTGATCGCCTTACTTAGAGCAAACTTTATTAAGGTTGAGATAAGAATTGACAAAGACACTGGTATGGTTAATATGTACAGACAAATGATTAGTGTTGAGTCAGATTATATTTGGTTTTTAAATAGTGATGTATATTATATGCCTGTTTGCCTATATCAATTAGTGAAAACAATTAAGTACAGGAGATGTGCTGCGGTTGTAGGTTGTAAAGTCGATGTTTCTAACAGACATAGTTATAAAGATTATTCGATTGAGCCGACAAAAGAAAAAAGCAATAATCCTTTTGCAATATATGAGACTGATTTTTCACTTGAAAGGATACATCTTGATTTAGGTAACACTTTATTTAATAAAAAGAAATTAGATATTGATATATTCCCTGAAGTAGAGAAAGAAACTACATTAGGGGAAGATTGGATCGCAGGGCAAATTTTAAAAGAAAACGATAAAAAGGTTTATATGGCCAGCAAGGCATTAGCTTTTCATTTAGATACGCAGAAGAAAACTTATAACCTGCAAAAGACGACTAAAGAATTAGTTTCAAGGACATTAAGGTTATTAAGATTAAGCAATTCAGTACTTCAGGAGTATAATTCAGTATGAAGATATTTCTGGCAACAAATCTAGATAAAAGAACTGAATTTTTGCTCAAAAATACTAAAGTAAAGAATGATATTTTAATCTCATATTATTATATTAAGTCAAAGCAGAGTGATAGATTTAGTATCATTAAGGACTTATGTAGTAAAATAAATAAAAAAATTGTTATTGATAGCGGAGTATTTACTGCAAGGCAGAAGGATGAAATATTGCCCTTGGATAAATATATAGACTTTTGTAAAGCGAATATTGATTCTTGTAGTTATTTTTTCACCCTTGATCAAGGCACTTATGAAGAACAATTAGATAATTTTAAAGCATTAACCTCAGAAGGTATACCGACTATAGGAATCGTATCTGATAAAATGAGTCTGCAGCAAATCCAAGCCTTTATTGATATATATCCTTATATAGCGATATCTTGGACGGCAAATTTTAAGACTTCAGATGATGTAAGGTATAAAAATTATCTGAATGGATTTTTTAGATACTTGCTTGATACGAAGCAGATAGATAAGGTCAAAGTACACGCTTTGGGCGTAACAAAGGATGATATGTTCAATAAGTACCCTTTTTTCTCCTCTGATAGCTCAAGCTGGGTATCTTCGGAGAGATTCGGACAAGTATTCGAGTTCAAGAATGGTAGATTAAAACGAATCGCAACCCATGTAGATAAAGAAGCTGTTGTGAGGAGGCTGCCAGTTAAGTTATTAAAACAGGTTAGCTTACAGGGTAATTTTGAGGGTTATACAGCAATTTATAGCGCAGAACAATTTTCATTGATGGAAAAGTATTATACCGACTTATGGACAAAGAGAGGAATCGTATGGGAGAATGGAAAGAAATAGAGATTAAATTTTTAAAAAAAGCTGCTTGGAATTATAAGACAGAAAATGAGGAACTGTCCCAAAAGCTCCTTAATCAGATAAAAAAGAACGGTCAGGTCGAAAATATCCTTATCAGAAGAATAAAAGGCAAATATGAATGGGAAGTATTAAACGGAAACCATAGGCTTGATGTATTTAATAAGCTCAATATGGCCAAAGTAATGGCGTATGACTTCGGGGAGATTTCAGAGCTGCAGGCTAAAAGAATTGCTATTGAGACAAATGAGACTAAATTTGAGACTGACAATATAAAATTAGCTGAGATTATATCTGATTTACAGAAAGAAATTGATATAAAAGACCTTGAAGTAACTATGCCTTATTCACAGGAAGAGCTTGATAGGCAGATTGCACTTATGAATTTTGACTGGAAACAATTCAAAGACACAGGTGCCGGATCTGATAAGGACGATAATATAATTAAAATCGCTATAACAGTTGATAAAAAAGATTGGAAAATGGTACCTAAGATAAAAGAAATATGTGAGCAGTATAAGTCATGTAAATTTACACAGATTTAATTTATGGCATTATTCAATAAAGAAAAGAAGAAGCGGAAATTGACCCCAAGAGAGGCCAAATTCTTCGACCTCCTTGCAAAGAATCCCACAATGACAATAGCCGATGCAGGCAGGCAGGCTGGGTATGCTGAAGCAACTGTTCAATCAGGTGATTTATATCGTAAAGTCCACGGGAAACCACGAAATTCGCTTCAATTAGCCCTTGAAAAGGCCGGATTAACTGAAGAGTATATAGCAAAGAAACTCCATGAAGGCACTAACGCTTTTGTGACTAAAGTGCATCAGGAGAAGATCGGTAATAATAAATACGGAAATGAGAGGTATGAGTATCACAAAGAAAATCAAGTTGATTTTAAAACGAGAAAAGAATATATCGAATTGATCGGGAAATTTAATCATTCATTTGTAACGAATATTGAAGCTAAAGTTGCCTCAGTAGTGTGCAATATTAATAAAGATGATTATATGAGGATAAGGGAGGAGATGATTAAACATGACGACTGTTGAAGAAATGAATGCTGTCAGAAAGTTAGAATGTGAAATTGACGGCCTTTATTTTGCCCGTTATTTCTTTAAACAGAGATATAGCAGTAAAATGATTATATCGCCCCATCATAAGTTAATACAAGATACATTAGAAAGGGTTATAAATGGCGATATTAAGCGATTAATTATCAACGTTCCTCCCGGATATACGAAAACTGAGCTGGCTGTTATAAATTTTATAGCACGAGGCTTATCCTTGAACGCTAAGGCACGTTTCCTGCATTTATCGTATTCTGATAGCCTTGCCCTCGAAAACTCTTCTGTAGCAAGGAATATCATTAAATCAGGCATATATAAAGCGATGTGGAACATCGAAATTAAGGAAGATTCAGATTCTAAGAAAAAATGGTGGACTTTACAGGGAGGTGGGGTATATGCAACTTCTGCAGGAGGGCAGGTAACAGGTTTCAGAGCTGGTCACATGGATAAGGGATTTAGCGGAGCATTAATTATTGACGACCCGGTTAAGCCAGACGATGCTCTTTATGAAGAGAGAAAGAAGGTAAATAATCGATTTAATGAAACTATTAAGTCACGATTAGCAAATGAAAATGTGCCAATAATTGTGATACACCAAAGAATACATAAAAACGACTTAACAGGGTATTTATTGAGGGGCGGAAGCGGTGAAAAATGGCATCACTTAAATCTTCCTGTATTTATTGATCGTGACCAAGAATATAACCCTGAATATAAATTTGGTATCCCAATTAAACACAATTTACCTAACGGTTGGCTTTGGATAGCTAAACATTCCGAAGAACATAGGCAATCATTAATGAGCCATAAAAGGACTTACTGGTGTCAATATATGCAAGATCCGGAAAAATATAAAATCGAAGGTGCTTTATGGGATGAGGATATTATCGATAAATATCGAGTGATGGAATTGCCAAAAGATGTGACTGAGATAGTAATTGGCGTAGATCCTTCCGGAGATGATGGAGCAGAAGACAGTACCGCTGATGCAATAGGTATCTTGGTTTGTGCGAGAAAAGAGGAGCATTATTATGTTCTTGAAGATGCAACTTTAAACGGCTCCCCTGAGCAATGGGCGAAAAAAGCAGTAGAGAATTATGAAAAATATAAATGTAATGTAATGGTTGCAGAAAAAAATTATGGTGGTGCAATGGTTGAAAGAACAATTAGAACTGTACCAAGCGGGGAGAAGGTTTTTTATAAAGATGTAAATGCTTCAAGAGGAAAATTAATAAGGGCTGAACCAATTGCTGCCTTGTATTCTCAGGGATTAGTACATCACGTAGGAAATTTTTATAAATTAGAGGAAGAATTAACTACATATGCAGGTCAAGGAAGATCACCTAACAGGCTTGACGCTTTGGTATGGGCATTGACTGAATTATCAGGGAGTGGACCTATTATACAAGAATCCTTTGGTACTAATAATATTGATTATTTATTGGATGATGATCGATATTAATTGACATCAGTATGTAAGTATTATATAATAAGTAAAAATAATTTAGGAGATTAATAAATGAAAAAACTTTTAATGTTAACATTAATTATGGTATCAGTAATTTTTGCAGCTGAGACTATTACAATTAAAGAATGGGCAAATGTTCGAAAAAATCATAGTGCAAAATCTGAGATTATCGATTCTGCGAAACCCGGTACGGAACTGGAAGTTCTCGAAGCATGGGCTGATTATATTTATATCGAAGTCATAAAAGGTAAAGATAAGAAAAGTACTTCAACCCGTGTAGGCGATAAAGGATGGATGTATTCTAAATATGTTGGTGATGGCGTTGTACTACATCAAGGAGCAGCCTTAAGAACTGAACCTCGAAAGGCAGAAGATACACTTGATGGCACAGTAAAAGGCGGAGCAGCTATTAAAATTATAGATAAAAATATTGTTTGGTATAAAACCAAGTTAGGTTGGATCTCAAAGGTCTGCGTAGAATAGATATTAAAATCCTCCTAAAGGTAAATAATGTCGTGGGTAGTTAGTGTTTTTAGTCTTATGCTAACTACCCTTTTGGTTTCCTTTTCATGGTAACAATAACTAACTTCAAATATTTTACAGCCAGCCATTCCCCGGTATTCCGTTCTGTTGATGAAGGCCGGTGCTGGCTGTTTTGGCTTATTTCAAGCATATATAAAAATGCAGTCAATATCTCTGGTCATGTCTATCCCCAACCTGTACAGACCGGTATTGACTGCTTTGGTTTATAAACAAGTCGCATGACCACTAAGCGCAAAATAAAAGTAGTGGACGGTAGTATGCAGTAGATTAGGAGTAGCAATCCGGAACTCCTCTAAGGAATTGTAATTGCCGAAAAACGCTGAAAGATGATATCAGTAGTCAAGTAAGCATTGGTTTAACTAATATGGGACGGTTGTGTTTGCATATTTAATCCGCCGTCCCACTGATTTAAGGATTTTTGTTCTCCTTGAATGGAAATGAGCGGATGGTATAACTATTGAAAATTTGTGCCATCCGTTTGGTTTATCTATCTTATTCGGCAGGATGCATTTGCATCGGGTAGATAACAATAGGGTCTGACCGAGGCCTTTTTTATGGAGCTATGGAGGAAAAGGTAGACTCTGTTGAGTGTAGATAGACATAAACCTTTTAATCAGGGTTTAATATAGTAGCCAAAGGCGACTCTGAGAAGTTGATAACTTCTTAAAGTCTATTATCCAAGGTGCAAATCCTTGGTAGCTCCACCTTTGATTTAAAGGAAGATATATAAAATAAGTGAGGGGATATAATTCAATTGACTGATATTTATAGAATATTAGGTCTTAATAAAAATGCTACTCAGCAGGAAATTAAATCTGCTTATCGCAAATTGGCAAAAGAAAATCATCCGGATAAAGGTGGTGATATGAAAAAATTTGCTGATATTAGCGAAGCCTATGCAATAATCAGCAATCCTGAATCTAAAGAATATTACGATACACATGGTAGGGCAAAAGATAATACTAAAAATTTATTCAATGATATTTTAATCGGTTTATTCTATCAAACTATAGATGCTTTAAGGAAAGATGATCAATACTTGTATGCTAATATTTTTAAGGTAATGGCAGAGACAATACAAAGGCAAGAGAGAAATTTTAAAAAAGAAATTGATGGCCTTAAAAGCAAACAACGAATGCTCAAAATTGTAAAAAAAAGAATAAGTTCTAAAAAAGATTTTAATATTTTTCATCAGACATTAGATGCTCAAATTGATAGTCTTAATAAAAACATTGACAAAAAGAATGATCAAATTGATATAGGCAAAAAAATAATAAAGTTCTTAAAAGATTTCAAATATAAAACAGATGAAAAGAAAATGATAAATGCGGAGCAAGAATTTTTTAATATATTATCGGAGGCAAATAGTGGCACGAGCACAACGAGATAAAAAAATTTATTGTAAAGAATGCCAGTTTTATATTCCATTTAGTCAGGAAATAATTCAAATTGGCAAAGAAAGTGAAGATGGTCGGGATATATGCGGGTATTCAATATCTTCCGAAAAAAATCATATAGGCAATGAAAGTATAATTACTCAGGGAGATTTAGTTTACTGCGAAGAGTGTGGAAGTGTTTTAAAGGATGATAGGCAACCTATTTATCGCAAATGTAAGGCAGTAAATAGAAAGAAAAATTGTAAAAACTTCTTACAGATTACTAAATTACAGCTCTTGAAAAATGACATAAAAAGGATTATAATTAAACTCAAGAATATGTTAAATTCATTTAATATAACTAAAAATTATTTATTACTTTTCTGGCTTCTTTTCAATATAATCTTTTTATCGCATTATAATATTTATAAAATTATTGACACAAAGACATTGATTTACTATTCTTTGATTATGATTTTTGCTATTGGAATGTCAATGAAAAAATAAGTCAGAAGTAAACGGGAGGTTCTAATGCCAGTAACAGCTAATGATTTTAATCGTATAATCGCTTCTGCAACTCAAGATATTTTAAATCGAGAAAGAATTGATATGTTTGGTTTTTATCCTTTAGGTCAAACAAATATAGACAGCCTTAATCCAATTGATTCGGTTACAATGATCGAAGATATGCAGAAGTTATGGCTAAACAATCCTTTAGCTTATCGATTTACAGAAACTTTTAATGACTTTGTAACTGGAGATGATTTCCAATATTCTGCAGAAGATGAGGAAGTTCAAAAAATACTTGATAATTATTGGAAGCACCCTATTAATAACTGGGAAACTAATTATCAAATGAGAATTAAGACGCTATCCCTTATGGGTGAAATGATTTTATGGCCAGAAGTTACACAGTTTGCCGGAAAAGTTAAAATGACTAATCTATATCCCGGTCATATTCAAAAATTATATAAAGAACGTGGAACAGATGAGGGAGTAACTGCAATAAAATTCAATCATATAGATAAACCATTAAAGGTTATTGAATGGGTTGAGTCTCCAGTAGGCGGTCAATATGTTGGAGATATATTTTATTTTCCAATCAATAAAACTGCTTTTCAAACTCGTGGTCTAAGTGATATGTATTTCTGGCGTGATTGGTTAAAACTTTATGATAAAAATCTTTATGCAAATGCTAAAAGGTCAGGATTGTTATTATCATTTATATGGGACATAACTATTCAGGGCGGAGATTTTGGCGACTTAAAAAGAAAAGAGCAGCAAATTGCACAGAATCCTCCTCGGCCAGGTTCGACCAGAGTTCACAATGAAAAAGAAACTTGGAAAGCCGAAGCACCTAATCTTAATGGCTCTGATATAAAAGAATTAAATAATCTTATTAAGAGCCAAGTTATCGCCGGATCTGGAATGCCTGAATGGTATTATGGTATAGGTGAGCAAACCAATTTGGCTACTGCAAAAGTAATGTCAATTCCTTTTTTTAAGAATGTGAAAGCTCGAAAAAATTATGTTAAAAATATTTTTAATGAACAGTTTAAATATGTATTATGGCAGGCTGTACAAAAAGGAATGTTGTCTTCTGAGATCGATCAAAAATTTACAATATCAGTAAGTGAACCTGATCCGGATAAGGCTTCAGATTTAGCAGAAGCATTAGAAAGATTTTCTAAGTCAGTTATGACATTGCAGGCTGCTGGTTTAGTTGAAAATGAGGAAGCGAAACAAATATTAAACTTAATCACAAGTCAGCTTGGTGTTGAGATTGATGTTACTGAAGATGAAACACTGAATGAAAAGACAATGGCTGCAGCTCATAAATTTCTTACTGCATATAATCAAAAAACAAAAAATAAAAGAAAATGAAAATTTTATGTTTATTATTTGGACATAAGTGGGAATATAGGAATATTCCACTCATTAATTCAAAAACTTGTAAAAGATGCGGCAAACATCAAATGAGATATATAACAGAAGATTTTCTTATTAAGGGCTTTAAGTGGAGGACAAAAAAAAATGCCTGAGATTAAACAGCAAGCAGATATTTATCTTATCAATTATTTTTGTGATGAGTGCAAAAAAGGACATTTGATTTTTACCCAAAAAAGGAGAGAGGCTGCTATAAAGAGAGGCGTATTTTATTATATACATAAGTGTAATCATTGTGGAATAATAAAAGAGTTCGAAAATAAAATGTATCCAAGAACACATTTTGAAGCTCAATTGCCTTTAGATGTAACTAAAATATCTAAAAAGAATGCTAAATCTAAAAAGAAAGATAACAAGGTTACTGGCAGCTAATCCGGCACTTGCTCGGCAGGTTCGAGCGTATCTTGACCGCCGGGAAAAAATTTCAGCAAAAGAATGGCGCACAAAAGTATTACCTACACTTAAAAGTGTTGAAAATGATATCTTAACCCGGATAAGAACATACAGTTTATCAGATTGGCAATTATCTAATTTAAACAATATTTTAGGCCAAGTTCAAGGCATTATTAATTCATTTGCCCCTACTTATACAGATTCAGTTTTAGCTAGTCAAGATGCATTAATTGATTTTAGTGTTGCTTCAATGAATAAAGAAATAGCTACAATTGGATTGACGGCTCCTTTAAATCCAGTTTTAACAGAAGATATACTGGCAATTTTGGAACCTCTTACAACTGTATTTACTAATGTTTTTTCGGTTGATTTATCTAAAATAGTAAAAGCCGAAATAACAACTGGACTTGTAAATGGCGAAGGAACAATGGTGGTAGCTAAAAGAATACGTGATAATTTTGGTAACACATCTGAAAGAATTAAATTTTTAAATAAACAGAAGGCTACATTGCAGCAAGATTTTGATGCAGGCAGAATTAGTAAAACACAATATGAAAAAAAACTTACTAAAATTAATAAGCAACTTGAAAAGGGATCAATGATGTCTTTTGCCCGGGCGCAGAGAATTGCAATGACTGAAATGAATAGAGCAGCCAGTTTTTCAAGACAATTAAGAACAAAAGAAATAGCAGCGGTAAATCCTCAAGCTAAAAGAATATGGATTAATTTACATAAACCGGGAGCCAGAGGTGCTCATATATCCGTAGAAAACACCACAAAGGCAAAACCAATAGGATTAAATGAGCAATTTTCAGTTAATGGAAATCCGGCAGATTATCCTCTTGATCCGGCTCTCCCTGTTGGAGAGGTTGTTAATTGTGGCTGTACAACTGTTATAGTTAATCCAAAAGATTTTTCTGATTTAGGTACATTATCAAAAGAAAACATAACTCCAAAAAGGATATTGGATGAAACCTAAAAGCATTATTACAGTAAATAAAGAAACATTGCCTATAGTAATTAAATTTCACGAGAAAGAATATATTATTAAATCAACTTCAAAAAACAGTCTCCATATGGGAAAGACTGAAAAAACAGATAAGAAACTAGTAGAGATTGATTTATATGGTCTTCAGGAACCAAATGAAGTTTGAAAGAAAAATTGTAAAAACTTGAAATTCAGAGAAATATCGAGTATAATATTATTAGTATCGAAAACAATTACCGTTTGGGAATGTAAGTAGAGAAATCAAAAAATTTCGTGAGCCAAGGCTATTAGCCATTGAGCGAAAGTCAGTAGCCAGCGAGGGCGGATAATATATGCCAATGCCGAAACCTCAAGCTGGCCAATCCAAAGAAGATTTTATTCAAAGTTTTATGTCTAATCCCGCTATGATAGCGGAATATCCAGATAATAAACAAAGGTTAGCAATTGCTAATTCTCAATATAAAGTAAAAGCCATAATTGGATTTACTACTACAGACGCAGAGCATAGGCATAATTTTTCAGTTGATGAAAATGGCAATGGTGCTACAACTACAACTCTTCCTCTTGAATATGCATCTCACGTACACAAAATTGAAAACAATAAAGTTTTACCTTCAGGCGAACCATCTCATAATCACGAAATAGAAACTGCTGCCACTGCTAACACAGAATCAGAATTAGAGAAAGAGGAACTTATGTCAGGAGAGCGGACTAAAATGACTGCTGCTTTTGGCACTCCAAAGAGAGGCGGTAAAGAGTGGGAAATTGTTTTGATGAGTGAAGGCGTCGCTAATACTCTTACCGGAACATTTGTATTACCTAAAGAAGTTATGAAGGCTTCTTTACAGATTTTTGAGGGCATAGGAGTTTATGCTCATCAATTTGGTATTAACAGGAATGGCATTCCTGATTTTAATCATAGACCAAATGGCATGGAAAATCCTAATCAATTAATTATGAATAAGATTGGTTGGGTAGAAAAAATAAGGTTGGATACTGCTGGTATACGAAGTCGAATTATGGGGACTTTTCACTGTATCAATTCCAGTGTCCGAGACATGTTAATTAATATTTGGAATGAAGATAAATCAAAAATGCCGGAATTCTCGATTGATGCTGAAACTATTGGCGACAAAGTCGGGAATGCTATTCACATAAAAGCGTTTAAGAAAGCTCATTCACTTGATATGGTCACCAAAGGTGCCTTTGATGGTGCGGGCTTTGAGCGTTTAGTTGCTACAAATAAATTTAACATCGGGAGGTTACAGATGGATGAATTAATCAAACAAATACTAGCTAATATTAAAGCAGGTAAAATGCAACTCGAAGGGAGCGAAGGTAAATCTGATGAAGAAGTTACTAAGCTCATAAAAGCATCTTTAGGTCTTGAAAAAGAAGAAGATGCAAAATTACAGGAGATGATTAAAGCTGCGATCACTCCTAATATGCTGGCTTCAATTATGAAGTTATCAGGTATTGAAGAAATGAAAGCTGCCTTAACTAAACTTATTGAAGGCGAAAAAACCAAAATGAAAGCTGCTGATCCAGATCCGGATCCGGAACCAGAACCAGAACCAGAGCCAGAACCAGAGCCAGAACCTGCAGAACCTACAGCAATGAAGGCTGCTGCTGATCGTATTGCTGCTCTTGAAAGAACAGTTAAAATTCAGGCATCCGAAAGTATGGTTGAACGGGTTCTTGCCAGTGAAAATACACTGGGAGATATCAGCAAAGATAGAATTAGGAATCAATTTGTAGGTCGTATTGCAAAAGAAAGCGAAATTACTGATGCTCTTAAAACCGAAAAAGAATACCTCGACCGCATTATTGCTTCTCACGGACAGAAGCAGAGTGACGGTCGTACTATGATTGTAGTCGGCGATACTCCAATTGATAAGAAAACAAAAGCTCTGGAAATGTTTATTAATCCTAAAATGGATAATCCTGAGTATAACAAAGAAGATGCAGAATCTTATAAGATGTCAGCTTCTGAAAGGTTTATTGACCTTAAAGATGCGGTACTTTCTTTTTCAGGTCAAGCAAGATTTGATAATGCAAGACCCGAAATTACAATGAAAGCTGCTGCCTCTACTGCCAGTTTTCCAACTGTCTTTCAGGATGTAATGAATAAACAGATCCGGAAACAGTATGAAATTGCAATGGTCAATGATCGCCTTGGCAAACTTATTGAGGAAATTTCTGTAGAAACCCTTGATACTCAGCACATCTATGATATTGGTTCTTTTGGATTATTGTCAGATGTAGCAGAAGGCGGAACTTATCAAGAGCTAAGCAATCCTGCAGATGTTGAAGCAACCTACACCCTGAAAAAAACAGGGGACATCTTCAAAATAACTGAAGAAATGTTCTTCACTTCTGGTCCTAAAGTAACTCAGCTGATTAGACTTTTCCCCAGGAAAATGGCTAACTCTGCAAAAGCTACAAGGAATAAGTTCATTGCTGACCTTATTACTGGTTGTAATGGTTCTACTGTAAATGCTCAAAATATTTATGATAGTACTCCCCTTTATACTTCAGCACACGGTAATTTAACCACAAGTGCATTAAGTTATACATCTTTTTATACTGGCTATACTGCCATGGGTAATCAGACTGTATTGTCCTCTGGTCTGCCTGCAGAAATTGAAGCTCGCTGGCTGTTAGTTCCCCACGAACTAAAACCAAGTGCTTTGAATATTGTAGATGCTCCAGAGTATCCAGTAACCACTAATGGCGGTGACGTCATTAAGAATCCCTATTCTGGATTAGGCGTACAGGTTATTTCCCTTCCCAATTATTACTTATGCTCTGATACCAATAACTGGTATATCATAGGTAATAAGAATAACTATCCAACACTCCAAATGGGTTTCTTTCAAAACAAAAGAACTCCGGAAATCTTTTTGCAGAACCAACCAACTGTTGGTGATGTATTTGCTTCCGACCAGTGGACTTATAAAGTCAAATGGCGTTGGGGTGGATGTATAACTGATTATCGTACATTCTACGGCGGAATCGTAGCAGGTAATTAATCATATAAAACTTCTATAATTTGTTTAGCCGGGGGAGCAATCCCTCGGCTTAAACAATAGAATAAATTATGGGACTAACTTTAACGCAACTTTTAGATGAAGCTAATGAGAATCTTCAGTTCGATGATACTATAATCTTAACAACTACAGAAAGAGAAAATGCTTGCAAAAAAGCAGTTCAAGAATATTCAAGAATAAGACCTTTTTATATTTTAGAATCTTACACCGGAGTTGGTGGTGATGCGCCTTTTTATAATTTGCCTACTGCTTGGGATGAGGGGTTTTCTGTTATAGCTGAAATCGAATATCCGGTGAATCGAGTACCAAAGGAAATTATTAGGCAAAGATATTGGCATATTGACTTACGCCCTACAGGTAAACAGCTTAGATTTGGCACAGTGAACCCGGCAACCGGAGAAACTTTTTATATTAAATTTACTGGCAGGCATTCTTTTCAGAGTTCAGGAGCTAGTAATATTGATGAAGCTGATTTGGTTGGATTATCTTATTTGGCTACAAGTGTTATGTGTCAAATGTTATCAACTTATTATGCACAAAAAGCGAACGCAAATTTACCTAATGTAGACATAGTTGAGTACAAAGATAGGGTAGCGGAATTTCAAACAAAATCAAATAGTTGGAAGAAAAAATATCATCAAACAATTAAACCCGATTTAACCAGTACTTGGGATAATATTCCTTTTGTAGATTGGTCATACTGGAATAGGACTGATCAATAATGACTGTTAAGTTTAAGTGGAATATTCCAGACATTCCCTTATTTGATTCCAAACAAGCTCAAGCTTTATTCAATAAAGAAGCAACTCGTAGTCTTAATATAATGGTTGAGGTAGCAAGAACAAATATTGTTTTTGCTGCTCCAGTTGGTCATACAGGAAGATTACGACAAATTGGGACATCTGTGGCTAATAATGTCGGCAGAGTGTTTCCTACTGTTAATTATGCCCCTGTAATTGAAGCTGGAAGGCGGGCAGGGAAATTCCCCCCAACCACACCATTGATCCAATGGATTAGGTTAAGCAAAAAAGGACAAAGATATCTTGCTAATTTAAAAAGACGTTATCCGAGAATAACAGTTAGGCAAGCAGCATTTTTACTTGGCCGTTCTATGAAAAGAAGAAAACGAAAAGCTAATCCATTCTTTAGTAGAGGTATTAAGAGATCGCAAAAAAGATTACGACTTGAAGCAGGTATTTTAAATAGACGCTTGGCAGTAGGACTTATGACATGAGTTTAGCAACTATTCGATCCGGTATTAAGTCTAAATTAGAAACATTAACTGATATTAATAATGTCCTTGACTATGTAGTATGGACAGATGATTGGCAGACTATTTATTCGTTATTTAGAAAAAATGGGCGGGTTGATACTTGGATGATTTCTTTACAAAATACTCCTCAGCATCAAGTCAATGCAGAAGATAAAAATATAACTTGGTTATTCAATATTACAGGTTATTATTCTATTCAAACTACTGCAGAATCCAGTAAACAATTTGAGACAAATATTGAAACTATTTTGAATGGATTTGGTGCCTCAAAAAATCCTCTTGGTTTGCCCGGAGTGACATTGCCTCAAGCTCCATTACTTACAACTGTTGCTAATACTGTTTACGTACAGAACCCTGCTCATACTGCAGTTATACAAATGGGCTTTAATGAAATAGTCAATCAGACTTTAACGTGTGGTGCCTAATGTTTAGCGTAAGAATGTTAAAAGATAAAGGCAAAGGCAAACGATGTCTAATTATAGGCGGGGGAATGTCTGTAAGTAGATTTGATTTTAGTCAATTGCCAAAAGATATGATTATTTTTTGTATTAATGATGCAAAGCCAAAAGATGTAATAATTGATTATTTAGTATACCGAGATTGCTGTTTTATTGATCCTTTAAAAGAGATGAGTGCCAAAGGTGAATTGCTTCAAGTTAAAAATATAATTTGTTTTCGAAGTACTTATTATAGCAAAGGATTAAATTACAAAGGCGAGTATTACGGTTACACTGATTCAGATTTAAGTTTAAAAGAAGTGATTAAGGACAATGATAATACCGGATTAAAAGGCATTATTATAGCCAAACGAATTATGAATTTTAAAAAAATATATTTGATTGGATTTGATTTTAAAACCGAAATGGTCAATGGCAAAAAACAAAGCCATTTTTATGGCGACCATGTTGGACACGGTAAAAAATATTATGAGCAGAATCATTTAGATTCTCATTATGATAGACTCTCTGGAATGATAGGAGAGTTTGATAGGATTAAAGATACAAGCAATATTTTTAATTGCAATAAAAATTCGGCGTTGACCATATTTGAATATGCGATGCCGTACTAACGGAGGAAAATTATGCCAGCAATTAGCGAAAGGAATATAAGTCGATACTTATTTAACCCTTTTTCAGTTAGAGTAGCAAGTGTAGGAGAGGGCATTCCAGCTAATCCTTCATTCCATACTCTACCAGCAATGACATTTTCTTTTAATAAAGAATTTGTTGCTGCTGAAAGTTACAATGAGTGTAGTGGAATTTTATATACTGTACGGCAAGATCAGCAAAGATTTGATTTTCGGGCTGCTTTCAGTATCCAAGAAACTACTATTCCCATTTTACAATTAACCCATGGTGGTTCAATTAGTTCAGATGGTAATACCCTTACCTTTGATGGGACAGTTCAGGAATATGCTTTTTGGTTTGACTCCTGTTATAATGATGACGCTAAAATTATCAGGATAACAGCACCTAAAGCAAAAAATATTGATTCTTCTGAAATGGCTCCTGGTGAAGGACATGTAGTGCAGCCAAACAATATTCAGGCACTTCCTGATATTGATGTACCAGCGACATTGCCTAGCATTTATATTGAGCCTTAAGTTATGCCAACAAAAAAGTATGATAGTTTAGATAAAGCATATCAGGCATTAACTGATCTAGAGATAGCAAATGATGAGAAAGATATGCCCTGTGCAATAATAAAAATACCGGGCATATCTTCCATCAAAATAACAATGGTTAGTGAGTATGATTATTATTATATACTTTGTCCTATGAGGGATAAATTTATTAACTATTATGCCAATAGGTTCGTTAATGAAAAGCAGGAAATTGATCAAAAAAAAATCATAGAAAAATTAAATAATTTTATGAATGATATCTTAAGCGTCAAAGAACCTGAAGATGTTAAGAAAAAAAGTAAAACTTTATCATATTTATTTGAAGATATTTCTGTTAGATATGAGTTTTATTATAATTTAAAAAAATTAAGATTAATATCAAGATGGATTTCTTGGAGAAAATATCAAAAACTTATGAGACCAATTGATACATTGACAATTTTTTGCTATTTGTGGCTGTTCAATTTTGACGGCCTTAAAAAAAAAACTTTAGATTTATTCAAGATTATGAATATAACTTTAGCGGGTACGAACCCGGGATCTCTGAGCGTATTGAGCAACTCTTTCAACTGGGATACTTACAAAAAAAAGTTGGCGGAGGGTTCAGCACGAGTTACAAAAAAAATGCAAGAACTAGCATTGCAAGGCAACTCAAACAACTAAAACATCTAAGATGTAGTTTGGATATTATAAGAAGATATGAACACCAAAAAGCTCAAGATTATAATTCTAAAATGCTTGCTGACTTTAAAAAAAGCAGCAAAAATCTTGCTGGAGTAATTTCAAATGCCAGATCTAAAACAACAACTAGTTCTTGAAATTGAAGTAGATGAAACTGGTGCGGTAAAGTCAGTTAAGAAACTCGAAAAGGGTATAGATAATACCAAGAAGAAAAGTAAAGAAGCTGCAAAGGCACAAACCAGTTTATTTAAAAGTTTAAAAGTTGGATATGCTGCAGTTGCAGCTGTAATAACTGGAGTAGTAGTTCAAGGTTTCGTTAAATTAATCAAAAAAGCATCTGATGCCCAAGAAACTATATCTAAATTTAATACTGTTTTCGCAGGTGTAAGTAAAGAAGCAAATAAAACTGCAAAAGAACTCGCTGATAGCTTTGGTTTAAGTGTAGTAAAAGCAAAAGAATTACTTGGAGCTACAGGTGATTTATTAACTGGATTTGGGTTTACGGATAAGGCAGCTCTTGATGTTTCAAAAAGAGTAAATCAATTAAGTGTTGATTTAGCATCATTTACTAATGCCCAAGGTGGTGCAGAGGCAGTAAGTGCAGCATTAACAAAGGCATTATTAGGTGAAAGAGAAAGTCTTAAAACTTATGGTATTGCTATACGAGAAGCAGATATTCAAACAGAATTATTTTTACGAGGTCAGCAAAATTTAACTGGTGAAGCATTAAATCAAGCTAAAGCATATATCACTCTTGATTTAGCATTGAAACAAAGTGGTAAAGCAGTCGGAGATTTTGCCAGAACTCAACAAAATTTAGCTAACCAACTTAGAATTTTTCAGGCCAGAATAGACGATTTATTAGTATCATTAGGCACTATTTTTATTCCTATTGCTACAAAAGTTGTCATTAAATTAAATGAATTTCTAAAACCACTAAAAGAAATTGCAGATGATTTTAGAGAAATCGATAGAGCTAGTAAAGGTTGGAAGGCATTTAAAATAACAATTGAAGTTATAGTTGGAATATTAAAATTAGGTGTAACAGCTTTAAAGCAATTCATTAGACCTTTTACATTAATTCCAGATGTTATTAAGTTTTGGAAAAATTTAGGCGATACTATTGTAGATACTATTAAAAGTGTTTCTACATTAGGTGATGTTTTAAATTTAGTTTTCCAGAGAAGATTTAAAGAAGCAAAAAATGTAGCGGTTGATGGGTTAAAAAAACTTGGTGGTGCTTTTAAAGATAATGCAAAAGATTTAGGTAATATATATAAAACGGCGTTAGCTGGTGGTATTGTAGATGCTTTTAATATAGTTAAAAAAACTACAAAAAATATACAAGGAATAGCAAAAGGTGCAGCTGAAGAAGCAGTAAATACTGAAAATGAAAAAAATGCTGCCATACTCGATTCTAGGAAAAATTTACAAGAAGAAACTGTCAAATTAAGACAATTAACTGTTGATCAAATTAAAGAAATTGAGGCATTAACAAAAGCAGATCAGTTTATGACTGATGAAGAAAAACTGCAAAATAGAATTGAAAAATTAAATCAATACTTAGAACAGTATAAATTAACAGATGAACAAATAAAGGCTATTGATTTTGCCAGAACAGAGTTTCAAAAACAACTTGAAGAAGTATTACTTAAAAAAAGATTAGATGCTTTAAAGCAGACACTTGAAGGGTTTTCTTTTTATTCTAATTTTATTGGCAATACAGCATCTGCCTTAACTAGTTTACAATCAAGTTTAGTCGATCGTAATGTTAAAGATGAGAAACAAGCAGCAAAAAAGAAAGCTAAATTTCAAAGAGCAACCGCAGTAGCTGATAAAATAGCTGGTGTAATTGATGTAGGTATAAATACTGCTAAAGCTATTATGAAAGGTTTTGCAATATTTGGACCTCCTCCATCTCCTGCCGGAATAGCAGCTTCAATTGCTGCAGGAATACAAGGCGGAATACAGGCAGCAGCCATTGCAGCCAAACCATTGCCAGCAATACCTTCTTTTGCAACTGGCGGGAATACAGGGATTACTCCCGGGGTTACAAATTCAAACGATGGTTTAAATGCTCGCTTAAGTAATAATGAGAATGTATTTAATGCTGGACAAAGTAGGAATTTATTTAATGCTTTAGAAACTGCGGGATTATTAGGTGGTAATGCCTCAAGCATTGCTAATACAAATATCAATAATAATCAAAATATGTCAAGACAAGTCAACATTGATAATGTTAATGTTCAAGGAGATGGCGACTTTAATAGTATGGTTGACAAGAGGTTAGCAGTTGGAGGAGATTTTCAATAATGGCACAATTTACAATTAATTCAACCGCTGGCAATAGTGTAACATTTGATAGTTCTGAGGCTACAGACACAGGTCAAACTCAACCTTTTTACTCAATACTTAGAGGAGTCGAAGAGAGTGCCGGAGGCAGAATTAAGCAACAGATTAGACCGGGCAAAAGATTTAATAAAACTTATCAAATGAATCTTACACAAAGTAAGTATATTAGTTTTCATAATTTATATACTGATCAATCAAATGATTATTATATTACTTATGCAACCGCCCCTTCTTTATTGTCAAATGATTCTAGTGTGAGTCAAAGTAATAATTTTAAAATTAGTCTTCACGCTAAAAATGTAAGTCAAACAAAAGGACAACCAATTATTTATGAATTTTTATTAACTATACAAAGTGTGAATTTATTATAATGGCAAAGTCAGCATCTACAGCAAGAAGAACATCCCTAATTAAACTAGGTTTAAAAGCTAGTCAAGGCCATAGTTTTACCAGAGTGACGTATATTGACGATAATAGCGTAGAACAAAATTTTAATGATGCAAAATACCCTATAACTATAACAAAGCGTGGGAAACCGCCTATATATGCAAATACTAATTATAATCCTGCTGCTGCTGATGCCCAATTTAGTGTTATTAATAAAAATGGAGTTTATAGTCCTAAAAATACTGCTTCAGGACTGTCTGGCATATTTGTACGTGATCGAGTATTTAAATTTTATGATGGAAAGAGATTAGAGGAATTATCAAGTACGGTTCAGACGGTTAATTTTGATATGACTTCTGCTCATACTTTTTATACTACAGAAAGTGGAGGGTCTATTATACTTGATGAAAGTAATTCTGATGGCAATAGTGATGATTATTTTCAAGATTTATTTGCTTTATATTATGATGCTAGTACCTATGATAGCGGCACATATACACCAGCTGGTTATTTTGTCGCTACTATTGATCGAAGTTTTTCTCATATAGAAAGATGGAATAGTTTTACTGTTAATTGTGCATCCATAGGCCATGCGGTTTATTATCGCACAGGTATTGAGCAGGAAGAAATGGAGTTTAGTAAAACCTCAGCATCTTGGACATTGGCCGGATATACAACAGGTGGGAGCGATACATTTACAATTAATGTAGAGCGTTCAGCAGTTATACAAATTGCTGTAATTTATGACGGTATAACTTGGGCAGAAGATGTGACTACAACTGCAAGTTTAAGTTTACAATCGTATGTAGAATGGATTTTATTAGGCAGTTTTTTTCTTGACGATCCGGATTTTAGAGATCGCCCGGGAGCTAAAATTAGTGTAACAAATGTCACTGGCAGGAATGCTTGGAAAAGAGCATTAGAAACAAAAATAAATCTACAAAGCGTAAACGGTTCTTATTTGGATGATGTTATAAAAGAAGTATGCGATCAAGCAAATATTAGTTACACTGCATCTTCAATAGCTGACTTATCAAGTTTCGGAGCCAGAAATTTAACTGATGGATATGGTGACCAAGTTGATGTATCAGAAATCTTTGAAGATATAAACGATATAATTGGCGCAACTTACCGTATGTATATTAGTGATGAGAATGTATTATTTGTAACTTTAAGAGGGACATCTTACTTAACCGATACAGTTCTTAATTTTAAGAATTATTTAACAGCTGATCAAGGCAATCAAAGTGACAAGCAGATACAAAGAATAACTTTTTTTAGTTCTAAACAGGTTTTAGATGAAACAATTATTTTAGGAAGTAATACTTTTTATACCGCAGGAGATCACGAAATATCTTGGGCAAATGATGCTATAGCAAAATACTGGGAAACTCCAACGGACTCGGTTGGTGGAGGTGGACTCACTATAACTAATGTCGAGTTTGATGACAGCAATAAGAAGGCTATTTTTACTTTAACCGGAACAGGAAGTTTAACCATAACAGTAAAAGGTAATGAGTTCTCAAGCACTGTTCCTGATTATTATGGTGAGGCTGTTAATGTTACAAATATGGAAAATAATAATGGCCGGAGATTTCAGGTAGAAAATAAATTATTAAAATCAATGACAGAGGCAAAGGCAGCGTCTGAAGCAAAACGAGATGAATTCGGAACTCCGGATTTTAATGTCAAAGTATTAACTTCTTATTTACATCCATTGGAAGAAATAAACGATCAATCATTGTGGGTATCAGAAGATTTATTTGATGATTCTATTTTCCAGATTATTAGCATTGAGCATATTATACAGAGTGAAGTAAGTAAAAAAACTCAATTTGAGTTACTTGATACAGGTAGAAAATTTACCGATCAAGGTGCTATAGTTTGGAACAGAGATTATTTTGGAACAGCTCCTGCTTGGCAATTTGATACTGGTATTTTTTATGATTCTAAATACCGGATCGGAGTAACTCGGGCTGAAATTTTAGCTCAAACAACTTATAAAAGAAACGTAGATTTTAATTAGGAGATGATATGGCGAGCAAATTAACCAGTGCAGATATAATACCTATTGGTATCCAAGAAGATGCAGACTCGATTCCATTAGATGATAATTATACAAATTTAACTAATAAAATTAATGAAGTTATAGATGATTTAGCTGCCGTAAGTATCGGGACAACTAATGCGGAAACAACTGCAGCAAGGCCATACCATATAAGTTTAAAAGAACGACTAGATAGTATTGGTTCAGGTCAAGAAACATTATTCCCGGGAAGAAAAAATTATTTAAAATATGGTGGTGTTGTATCTAAAAATTCTGCTAATCTAATTGAAGTTACAGCGGGGGAAGCAAAAGTAAATGGTATAGATATAAAATGGAGTGCTGCTACTTCTGGAGTTATTTCTGCTGCTGCTGCGAATAAACATAGAGTGGATGTAATTGCAGCTCAAAGTGATAGTACTATAATAATTGTTACTGGTTCTGAGACTGATGATACTACTACTGATCCGATTTTTCCAAGTATAGCGACAACTCGAATGTCTCTTGGATGTATTTATGTAGATGATACAGGAATTGTAGGAGATGCTTATACCCTTAAAGAAGATAATTATTTACCTAATTATTATATTAAACAAGCAACTACATTAAATCAAGGTAAATATAATTTTAATAATTTAATTATTGATAACACATTAACTATTGATTGTACAAGCTCTAGTGGTTTTTATGTTATTAATAGAGGATACATAATAATAAAATGTATAGGAAATTTTTATGTCGCAAATTCAGGGGCTTTATCAATACCAGACTCATTAAGTATCACTAATAGTAATGCAAATAATGGCAGTAATGGAGTTAATCAGAATGGTGGCGCTGGAGGGGTTGCAGGATTAGTGACAACAGATCATATGAGTTATTCTGTTGGTTATGGTGGTGTTGGTGCAACTGCCGGTGTAGGTGCTGGTCAGGAAAATTCAGGTGGCGGTGGCGGTGGCGGTGCTTCAATGTTTGCTGCTGGTGGTGATGGTGGAGATGGTTTAATTGCTGGTGCTGGTGCTGACAATGATGGAGCTGGAGGGGCACAAAATGTGACTAATAATCCAGCTATATTTATTTTAGCTTATAATATGACTTTCCAAGCAGATTTTAAAAATAATGGGGGAGTTGGTGGTGATGGTGCAGATGGTACTGTTGTTGATTTACGCCGTGGTGGTGGCGGAGCTGGTGGTAATGCTGGTGGTATTATGATGTTAATTTCTAATAATGATATAACAATTGACTCTGGTGTAACTGTCTCATGTGATGGGGGAGTTGGCGGAGCTGGTGGAGATGCATCTGGAGGATCTACGGCTAACAAATCAGGTGGCGGTGGTGGCGGTGGCGCAGGTGGTTTATTATTGATTAGATCATTATCATATACAAATAATGGCACTGCCCAAGCTGCTGGTGGGGCTGGTGGTTCTGCTGGTTCTTCATCTGGCCCCGGCAGTGGTGATGGTGCTAATGGCGATGCTGGCAGTGCTGGAATCGTTGATCAAGCATTATATAATAATCTGGCTACTTCATTAATAGATAATATTATACCATTAAATATATTAGGATTAGATTTTTAATTCTAGGAGAAAACAATTATGGCAAAAAAATCAATTGCACAACTTAAGGTAGAAGGATATGATGTTAGATTTAATGCTAACAATTATCATCCTGCAGAAGCTTCATTAAATGATGGAAATAGTATTTCAATTGATCTTAGTTCACTTGATACTATTACTTCAGTAGAAATTACAAATGATACGACAGGTAGAGATTTATTAGTATCAATTAATGGCGGAGCTAATTTCAGCGTGATAGGGGATAGCGAAAAAGTAATTGATAAAATTGAGATTGAAAGTATTACATTAACTAATAGTTCAGGTGGAGCTATTAACTATAAAATACTTGCTTGGGGGTTTTAAATGGCATCAAGAACAAAAAGACTAGTTAAATCTGTAAAAGAAAAAAAATCTGGTTGTCAATGTGAAGAAAATATTCAAGAAATAATTCACAAAATCGATCAGGTAAGAAGCACTCAAGATATTTTACTTGAGGGACATGCGGTTTTAGGCACAAGGATAAATAACATTTCTTTGCCTATGATAATTAAAAATGATTTTATGAGGACATTAAAATGGCTGAAGAAGTTGGTCAAGAAATAAAAGACGTCTTAATAAATGGTCAGGACGAGAACGGTGAGAATCGCACAGTATTATTAACTACTGGAGGTAATGAATTAAATTATATTCCTGAAAGAGTTATGATTGCCGGGAAAGATACAGAGACAGGGAATTTGTATATTATAAAATGTAATACTGATGGGAAAATAATTTATTAAAAGGAGAATAAAATGGCAGAACCTTTAGATTTTATACCAAAAATATTTTTAGCACATGGTCGAACTGCATCAGGTGCGATCATACCATTAGAAGTTGATTCTACTGGAAAACTGCAGACAACTAATAATGGAGAAACTCAAAATGTTCAGATTTATTATGTAGGCAAACATGGCAATGATACTAATTCAGGAAAAACTATTAATACTGCTTTCTTGACTTTTGGAAAAGCTATAACGGCAGCCAGTGGAGACACGCCTTCTGCTACTAATGGGATTTCCATTGTATGTTTTGATGGTGGGCAATACACAGAGAACATTGCTGTTCCTTCATTTGTGAGCGTAGTTGCTTCAAATGCTACTTTAGTTGGAAATCATACTATAGCAGATGATTCTAATATTACAGCTAGGGTATTTTTAGCTAATTCAGGAACTGCAATTACTAAAAGTACCGGAAGCAAATCAGCATCAATTGTATTCTCTGTATTAACTGTAACTGGTTCAGCAATAGGGATTGTATGTACAAGTGGAACAATTGAAGCAAATGGTCAAGCATTATCATTAGATAATGGATTTGGTATTGGTTCGACTAGTACTCAAAATGTTTATTTAAAATGTAATTATATTTATATTTCAGGAACAGGAACAGCTATTGGTGCTGGTGCTAATAGCAATATTATAGTTTTTGCAAATGAAGTTTCTGATGCAGGGTCAGGAACAGGATTGCTCACAATTGGCTCTAATGCAATGATTGAAGCGGTTATTGGCAATCTTAATTGTAGTGCCGCCCTTAATTGTGGCACAGGAACTATAATGAATGTAGTTACTACTGCGATAAGTGGAACTAAAACAGTTAATGGCACGGCTAATCTACATGAAGCACTTGAAAATATAAAAAGAAGTGAGCCGGGAGGGATTGAAGATCGATCTCTTTCTACATTAACTTTTACAGATGGAACTAGAACATTATCAATTCAGCCTACAGGAGCTAATTTTGCTTTTTGGGTGAAAAGCATTAGACACGTAACAACTGGTGATACTTTTCAAATAGCACCAACAGAAGGACTTCATTATGTTTATTATGACGATGATGGCGCTTTAACTGAAGCAGTCAATCCTTCTAATGCAGACATATCTGCTGTTATAAGAACTAAATGCATTGTGAGCGTTATATATTGGGATAATACTAATTCTAAAGGAATTTATATCGGGGAAGAAAGACACGGCATTACAATGGATGGTGTCACTCATGCCTATGAACATTTCCACGAAGGTCTTAGATATACAACCGGACTTGCTCTTAATACCTTTGATGCTGATAATGGAACGCCGGATAATGCTTCTGCTCAATTTGGTTCTGATTTAGGCAGTGTATCAGATGAAGATTTGTTTATAAGTATTTCAGCAGTAACAAGTACAACGGGTTTTCCAGTTTTTTATCGTGACGGCACAAGTAATTGGAGAAAGATTGTAAAGGCTGGTTATTCTGTTCTTACTGATAATGACACAGGAGTTGGTTCAACTGGAAGATTAGTTTACAATCTTGACACTGCGGGCACTTGGAGTACTGCTGTAGTTAGCAATAATGATTTCGTATTATGTCATATTTTTATGACAACAGAAAAAGATACTCCTATTATTGCTATAATGGGTCAGGCTATTTATGCTAACATTGTAGCTGCAAGGACAGGGGCAAATACTGAAATTAATAATTTACTTACTGCCGGATTACCAACACCAGAAATCAGACCTTTAGGAACTGTCCTATTTCAAACTAGCGATAGTTATACAGGAAGTGCAGTACGAGCAAGAGTAAGAACTAATTCTGATGGCAATGACTATGTAGACTGGAGAACCTCTGAATTAATACCCGGAGCAGGAACAGCAGCACATGGTTCATTGTCTGGATTAAGTAATGATGATCATACTCAATATGGATTACTAGCTGGACGTTCAGGAGGACAAACTTTAAAAGGCGGTACTGATTCTGGAGATGATTTAACTTTGGAATCAACTTCTAATGCAACTAAAGGTGATGTTATTTCAAGCGACAGTTTTATCTGTAATAAATTTATGGGATGTGATGCTGAGTATGATAATAGCAATTCTGGTTCTTCTAAAACAATAGATTGGAATAATGGTAATTATCAAAAAGTCACAATGACTGATGATTGTACTTTCACTTTTACTGCTCCTACAGGTAAAGTTGGGACTATGCGTCTAAAATTAATTCAAGATGGCACTGGTGGACATGCAGCCACTCTTCCTGCAACTGTTCGTAGTGGAGGAGGATTTACTCTTAATACGACCAATTCTGATCCTAATGAAACAGATTCAATAAAAATGGATTGGGATGGTACTAATTACGATATTTTCGCGTTGGATTATGACATAAAATAGGCAAGGATAAAATGAATATAATACAAATCCTTAGAAGAATTGAAGTAACCGACCAAGCAATATTATTGCCTTGTGATGATTTTTCAAATGGCGGTACTGCCACAGATTACAGAAGAGGTAATCAAGATAATCAAACATGGGGTAATGCAACGGGCAGGTCAAAATCATCTACTAGGAATGGAGGATTTAACTGGGTATCTCAGGACGCAACTCAGAATGATTATTGTATAGATGCTGATGCTTCACTGGAAGGGAGAGTTGATGTTGATTTAGGGAGTGTTACTGCTACGGTTAAGATAGCAAGTGGTACGTGGACAGATGGAGCTAATCATCATTGCTTCTGGGTCTTTAGTGATGGGAATTTTGGATTAAGAATATACAGAACTACATCAAATAATACTTTTAGAATACAAAGACGAAATTCTGGTGGAGCTTATGTAAATATCGATGGGACTTATTCTAATACAAATTGGTTTAGATTTTGTGCAACCTGGAATGTTGGTAACGATATAATGAAACTTAGGGCGGGAGGTACAAACCTTGGCTCTGCTAGTGGATTAACTGCAAATACAGATACTATAAATGATTTTGCTATTGGTAATAGCACTGGAAGTTTTGAACCTTGGAAAGGCGAATTCCAAATGTTTATGCTATGGGATGACAATGCAATAGCCAATGCTGAAATGGACTGGTTAGCAAGGTATGTCGAGGCTTAAATGGCAATAAAAACTTTAGTTATTGAAAATATTGACCCTACTAATGGAGCAGATATTTTAAAAGCTTATACTGCTAAGCTACCTTCAGGGATGAAAATGAAAAGCAGGACTGTATATAGTGATGGGAATGGCAAAGGCCATATTATTATGGAGTTTGAAGATACTGATTTAAACAAAGTTGATAATTTTGGTACAAGTGAAGGAATGAAAGAAGTAACTGATTATGATTTTAGAGATGGTGACAGTAAGAATATAAATATTAAATCAATTAGCGTACAGGAGATTTAAAAATGATTTTAGGTACTAAAACAAGTAGTGATATTAATAGCAGTACAGATATAAATACTTTATCTACTCGGGCTTTTGACAAACAGGGTACCGGGCAAGTTGCAGGTCTTTCAGAGGGTACTCCGGAGACAGGAGATTGGCTTCTCGCAGAAAAAGGCGATAGTTCACAGGCATTAGTTAAATTTAACAAAGATGACGTTGGAGGGACTAGCAGTAGGTCGCTTCAGATAGTTTTGGCTGGAAATGCTTATACAGGAACAGGATTAAGAAAAATACGAGTACCTTATGCAATGACAGTGGCGAAAGTAAGGCTTGGAGCAGGGACCCCGGGAACCGGATCAGGCAATAATACTTATGATGTTAATTACCACGCAACCGATCCGGATTCTGCAACCAGTATTTTTAGTTCATTACCGAGTTTGGCAGCTGCAGCTCATACCGGGGAAAGTACAAGTTTAAGTACAACTTCATTAGCTGCGGGTGGTTGGTTGGTAATAGATTGTGATGCTGTAACCGCGACAACTCCGGCTGCAGATGTTACAATTGAGATATTAGAATAAAATTAAGGAGATTAATGATGGCATTAAGTTCAGTAGTAGAAACATGGGCAACTAAAAAGGCTCAGATTGATAAAAAAAGATTAGAGATTGAAGATTTACAACAGGCAATGGCCGATGAAATTGCACCATTACAGCAGTCAATTGTAGATGCTCAAACCAATTATAATAATCAAATTGCTACAAAAAATTCTGAAATTACACAACTTGAGGCAGACATTAAAGCTCTTGCTATATCATGAGTAATTTAACCCAACCGCCTACTTTATTTAATCGTTTAGGTTCAGCAGGACAAGTTGGGACAAGTGTGCTTGGTGTTGCTGGAACATTTACCGGGGGTGGCACTAATGAGTATGCAGCCGTAGAATTTGGAAACGGTTATAGGAATGATACGAACTTTGAAGGTGCTGACTATGTACAGGCAATAGACCTTGATCAAGGCTGTATCGAATGCTATATAAAAATGGCAGATAATGCAGGCATTCAAGGCACTGCAGCTTTTTGGGGAACTACAGTTAATGCGAGTCATCCTCCGAGTTGTAGATTTTTATACTCAATTTCAGGCAGTCAATTTATATCTAATTTTTTTGTAAATGCTACTAAAAGACTTGATTTAGGTGTAACAGCTGCCAATGCTGGTTTTACTTCAGCAGATCAAGTTATTCATTGTGCTGTAGTTTGGGACGCAACCGGAGGGAGTGGGGCAATTGCTAATGCAGATGATGTAATTAGTTTGTATTTTGATGGTGTGTTAATGAGTTCATTTTCTACCAATAGCACCGGAGGGAGTATAACTTATGAAGATATGCAAGGAGCTTCAATAAGTGAATTTGCTATTTCTTATGCGAATACCACCGGATCACCTAATGACTGTTATATTGATAATCTAAAATATTATGACTATGCTAAAACTAATTTTGATGATAGGCGAGATGAGCGTGGTGGATTGAGAGATCAAGTAATTAATAGCTGAGGAATTATTATGTATTATTTTTCAGAACGATCAGAACAAAAATTATTAACTTGTCATCCAAAAATACAATTGGTAATGAGGGAAGCGATTAAAATAATTGATATTAGTATTATTACCGGAGAGAGGGGAGCAATTGAGCAGGATTATGCTTATGAACATGGATATAGCAAGGTACCTTTTCCCGAATCAATGCATAATAAAAAACCTTCTGAAGCAATTGATGTGATGTTATGGAACAAAAAAAAACCTCATATTAGATGGAATGATTATATGCAGATGGCTTTTGTAGCTGGCGTTATAATTAGTATCGCACAGCAAAAAGAAATAAAATTAATCTGGGGAGGGAACTGGGATAATAATCTTTCTACTACAGAAAAATTTTATGACGGCGCCCACTTCGAATTAGCAGAGGAGCAATAATGCCAGAAAGAAGAAAGGATGATGAAAAGATAGATGAGTTAATTGGAATGGTTACAGAACAAAAAGTATTAGTTGAGCAAGTCCACAAAGCGTTATTTGGAAATAATGGTAATCCCGGGATGAAAGCAGAATGGGAGAGGCACAAAGGTGGATTGCAAGCATTTAAATTTGTCGCTGGTGGTTCTGGGATAGTTGCGACTGTTTTGGTTGTAATTAAAATACTGGAATATATATTATGACATTAAATTTTATTTATATTGTATTTGGTATCATAGTTATATATGATATAATAGCGGTAATAATTCAAAATAAAAAAGCTGGTAAAAAACTTGGATGGGTTACTATTACATCTATTTTCAGGAGATGGTATAAAGAAAAACCTTTAATCCCTTATATGATTGGAGTAATTTTTATAGGTCACTTTGGAATGTATGAATGGAATAAATTATTGCTTCCGAAAGCTAGTATAATTATTTTTATTATTTTAGCCTCAATTTCAGGCATCTGGTTTATTATAGAAATGATTAGAAAGAAAAAAAGTAAGTTATATAAAATTATGGCTGACTTCTGGTTGTTCCCTATGACATTAGGTGCATTAGTAGGCAGTCTTTGGAAATAATATCAAGGAGTATAAGATGAACAAAATAGGCGGACGTAAATTTGCCGGAGCAATTTTAATTACAGTATTTGATGCAATTTATATAATCGCTTGCGCTAAAGATAGTGAGTTGAGTCAACTATCACCATTGGCAATGACGCTTACTGGATTATGGGCAACGTATATTGTCGGCAATGTGGCTCAGAAAAGAAAAACTAAATTAGAAATCAAATGAAAATATTTTTAATGATTTGGTTTATTATATCAGCAATAGCTATTTCAATTTGGATTGGGATGAAAATTGCACAAAAAAAAGTTGAAAAAAATAATAAAAAAAAATCTAAAAATACTATTCCACAAATGGGGAGAATGAATGAAATTATTAATAAGAAATTGTCTGATGGTCCTATTGCTAAGTTGCGTAGGTTTAAAAAGCTTGCAGGCAGAAAGTTCAACAAATGAAATATCCAAAACGGATCATTTTCTTGATACTTGGTTAATCGCTTGGGAGTTTCTCCCGGATCCATATGTGAATTATAAAGGACATTTGTGTTTTAAAAAAAAAGATATTGTCCGAGCAAGATTAGCAATCTTTGATTATATGTTTATGCCTCACCCATACAACTCACTATATAATGATGACATGCTCGAAACTCAAGCGATATTAGATGAAGAAAAAGAAAAGGTAAGAACTGCAAATAATAATTTAAAAATTAGTAAACAAAAAAACGGAACTGCTTTTTTCGGCGGTGTTGCTACTGGTGCGGTGTTAACTGCGGTAGCAATTCTGATTTTCAGTAAGTAAAAAAATAGCCGTCTTGCTAACCGGGTTAGGAAACAAGACGGCTCACCAAGGAATAAATTCCTTACATTCATATTAGAAGTTCAGTAATTATATCATAAAATAAAAATTCATGTTTCTTAAAAATTGATTTATTTAATAGAGGAAACAATAGAAATTTAAAAAAAAACAGTGCAAATAAAGCCAAAAAACGGCCTTATTTTAATATTTTTATTTATTTTATTTTTTTTATTGACAAAATAAGAATTATATTATATAATTATTATATAAACATTAAGGAGTTAATTATGAATATACAAGAAAGAATACAATTTAATTTGGATCAGATAAGTGAAGAAATTAAAAGTCGAAAATTTGATTTAAATTCTGACTTAGGTCTTATGTCAGAATATGCAATAAAAGCACAAAGAAAATCATTTCATTATTTAGAAGATATGCGAGTAGTTTGGGATAGAATTCAGAAACAAAAAGAAATGTTAGATATGTTATTTGAAAAAAGAAAAACACTTGAAAATTTACAATAGGAGTTTACTATGAACAAATATCAGATTATCTTAACCGGTTGTAGTGGTGAAATTACAATTATTTCAAAAGGCGATGTTAAAAAACAAGTTATCGATGAAGCAAGAGATTATCTTCGTTATTCTGACAAGAATTTAACAGAAAAAGAGATATCAATACTAATCAATAATGGACTTGAGGCTATAACTTATACAGACATCAATGATGATATTATGGAATGGGAAGATGTTCTAGCACAAGTTAAAGAAAATCCATTCTCAACCAACCCCGATGAATCTGTAATTTTTGGAAGTGATGGAACAGAGTATAGCATAAAGGATATTGCTGATATTCTTAATATCAAACTACAAGATAATAATTAAATAGGGGGTTGCTATGAAACATAAAGACTGGCGAACAGATTATATTATCTGTGAACATGTGAAAAAAGATGCAGATGAGAAAACGCTTAGACACCAACGGTTTAGGGTCTGCTGTGAAAATTGTTATCAAAAAGGATTTTTATTTACTGAAAATCTTATTATGAAGAAAGTTAAAGGCCTAGTAATTGGCAAATTAAAATAAAATTATTAGAGGTAAATTATGAATAAAAAATTATATATGGTATCAGTAAAAAGCAAAACCAAAAATATTCGAATAACTAAAAAACAATTTTTGGATAATGTCATAAAAGGATTAGAATATATGGGATATAAAAATGTTAGACAAAAATTTTTAAAAAATAAAAAATTTGAAACTAAAAATTTTACATATTATTTACAAGGGGAAAATTATGTTATCAATTAAAAAAGTTCTTATGGAGCGTGATGAAATGACAGCAGAGCAGGCAGAGGCACAAATTGAAGAGGCAAAAATAATACTAAGAGATTATTTGGAAGATGGCGATATTGGAGCTGCAGAAGAAATTTGTGCGGAAATGTTTGGGCTTGAACCAGATTATATTTTCGATCTAATGTAGGAGGTTAATTATGATTGCTAAAATTTATGATGCATTAAAAAAACAATATAAAGGTGGAAAAATTACAGGAATTAAAATTCATAAGCGTAGTAATGGTGAGAAAACTTTTTCAGCAGTAATAAATGGCGAGAAGGTTTTTTTATCGTTTTTAATTCAACCAGCACGAAGTGAAATTTATAATATTTTAAATGGAGATGAGATAAAAAAAAATAATGAAAAGTTTGTTAGACTTGCTAACAAGACAAAAAAATATTTAGGAGATAACAATGAATAATTTTAATTTTACAGTACTTGAAGGAAACCTTGTTAGGGATCCGGAAGTAAAAACAATTGGAGATAAGACATTATGCAAATTAGTTATTGCCAGCAATCGACAATATACTAAAAAAGATGGCACTAAAGTAGATGAAGCAAATTTTTTCGATGTTGCTATGTGGGGAAAATTGGGAGAAACCTGTAGCAAATATCTTAAAAAAGGCTCCCGGGTTTTAGTGTCAGGAAATTTGTGTAAAGATATTTGGAAGACTGCAGAGGGAGAAACTAAATCAAATACTTATATCAATGCAAAAGAAGTTAATTTTTTGAATGGAGGTAATAAATTATGAACTGGAAAATTGAATATCGAGTTATTAAATTAAAAGAAAAATTAGGTGAGTATATATCATGCCCTAAGGATGTGATCAATGCATTAAAAAATACTTTTGATCCAATATCGGAGGAAATGTATATTTTAATATTTGACACGAAAAATCAAATTATTGAAAAGCATTTAATTGCAAAAGGCGGATACAATACTTTAATGATGAAACCCGCACAAATTTTCAGGAAGGTATTAATTACTGGAGGTGATTCTTTTATTATTGCACACAACCATCCTAGTGGAGATGTTAAACCGAGTGAAGATGATATAGTTTTTACAAAAAAAGTATTGAAAGGTGCTTCATTATTAGGCATAAATTTTCTCGATCATATTATTTACTGTAATGAAAATCATTATAGTTTTAAGAAAGAAAATTTATTATGATAAAATTTGTAAATAAAATAAATACATTATATAATAATTATATAATATTAAGGAGTTAGTTATGTCAAGAAAAAAAACAACTGCAGTGGTCAAGGTCAAAAAAGATTCACTTGCATTGGATAGTAAAAAGCAATTCGATAATGCTTTAAAAGTCGAAAAATCAAAAAGGGATATGATACAAAAATTTATAAAGTCAGAGCTTAAAGAAAATGTTGACTACGGCAAAATTGAAATTGTATCAAAAAAATCAGGTAAAAAATTTGTGTCAAAACCAACATTATTTAAATCAGGTTCTGAGAAATTTGCTTCATTATTAAACTTGAGGCCAGTTTTTACAGAAGATCCATTAACAATTAATCAACTTCCGGAGCAGATTAAAAATCAGGGTGTTATTATCCTTAAATGTGAATTGAGAATGAAAACAACCGGAGAAACCGTGTCTGAGGGACGAGGAGCTTGCACGATACAAGAGGTATCCGGAGATATTAATAAATGTGTCAAAATATGCCAGAAACGAGCGCAGACGGACGCTGTACTTCGATTAGGACTAAGTGATTCTTTTACACAAGATTTAGACGATCAGGGCGATCCGGACTATAAAAAGACGAAAGAAAAAACAATTGAACCTCCGCCGAGTAGAGATAAATTGATTGAATATTTTAGGAAATTATATAAACGGAGTGCTGAAATTGAAACACCAAGTCAGGAGCTTGCTACATTTTGTGGTCAAATTGATGGCCTAGAAGATAAGCAAATAATTTGGGGCATTAAAAAATTACAACAAAAATTAGGAATTAAAAATGGAAATCACTAATACGCATTATATTAAAAATAAAATTAAATATGACCGAGTGACAAAAGTTCTTAGCATAATTCATGACTATGGTTTTGAAAATATGTGCCGGAATTTAGGTTATCAATATGTGGATGCTGCGTTTAAACTAGCTGCAGAGCGTGGAACCTTTTTTCATAAGGCAATGAAGTTAGTTGCAGATGGAGTTTTTAACGGATTGATTGAAGAGAGTATGAAAGAAAATGAGATGTATGATGATATAAAAATTGGTCAGAAATGGTTCGAAGATAATGTTAAAGAAATAATTTGTGCTGAAAAAACTTTTTTTTCGAAACTAAAATTTGCAGGGACAGTTGATTTAATTGCAAAATTAAAAGACGACAAAATTTATATTATTGACTATAAGACAGGTTCAATTATCAATAGAAAGCATGAGTTGCAATTGGCAGCTTATACAAGTTTGGCAGAAAAAGAATTAAAAATTAAAATTAATAAACGTATGATACTACAAATAAATGACAATAAATTAAAACAAATTATAATTAAATCAGACAAAAGCATAGATGTAAATTATTTTTTCTATGCACTAACATTATATAGGGAGTTCACATGAAGAAAATAATTATATTATTACTAACAATTACATTTGTCATGGCAAATACTAATACAATCGATCCGGATTGTATTAAGGCATATCTTAAATACACTAAAAAAAGAAATGCTAGGATACATAAAAAATTAAATAGAAAACAATACGCTCTTAGGAATGTCATTTTTTTTCAAATATTAACAATTAGTGTCACTGCTTGTTTAGTTCATAGAAATGATATTAAAAGAGCTATTTATTCAACAAAATTTTAGGAGATAATAATGAAACCAATAATACAATTTGAAGATACAGAAAAACAAGACGGTCATTTATATACAGTTAAGGAGGTCGAGAAGTCGAAAGAATTAAAAACTGTAGACAATGGCCTTTCAATTTATCAGGAGAAAGCAAATACTTTAACGGTAATAGATGAGCAATCATATACTGATGCTGCCGATTTTTGTAAGGACATTAAAATTGCAAATAAAAAAATTGAAGAGAAGCGTAAATTTTTCGGTACACCTTATGCGGATGCAAAGAAGGCAATTGATAGTATTTTTAAGGAAAAAATTTCTGCATTGAGTCAGATTGAGAAAACAATCAAAAATAAAATGTTAACTTATCATAATAAACAGGAAGAAATTGCCCGAAAAGAACGTGAAAAAATCGAGGAACAGAACCGCCGGAAAATGGAAAAGGCAGTAGCAAAACAGGAAGCGAATCCAGACAAAATTGTAGCACCTCCAATTTTAAAATCAACTAATGTTAAAGTTGATCAAACAGTCAAAGGCGATAATGCAACCAGCACTGTGAAAAAAATCAAGAAATGGAAACTGGTCGATATTAATCAGATACCGAGAGAGTATATGTGTATCGATGAAAAAAAAATAAATGCAGTAGTCAAGGCAGGTGTCGAGATTCCGGGAATTCAAATTTATGAGGAAGCAAGTTTAGCGATAAGATAATGGATATATTATTAGCGAGGAAAAATATTAAGTTTAAAATGGGAGATGGCACGGTAGTAGATATGCCGTGCTTGATTCCTGCTTTTAGGCATCAATTTGACGCGATCCGGAAATTACCTATGGATAGGGTGATTGATTGTAAAGCTAAAGTTAGCAGAAATGCAAAACTTAATCAAAAATTTTGGTCAATTACAAATTTTGTTTTCGATAATTTGCCCGAAGATTACGAATTCAGAACTATTGAACAATTTGTAGATTGGATAAAACTTGAAGTTGGTTTCACCGAGGTTTATAAAGTTGCCGGTAAAGTCCGCGTATATGGTCGGAGCATAGCTTTTTCTAATTGTGATGAGCTATCGTTTAGGGATAAGTTCTACAACCCCGCTCTGGCCTTGTATGCCCAAATATTAGGTATACCAGTCGAAGAAATTGAGATTAATTCGATTGAGTATTCTGGCATTGATTATAGGAATAAAAATGTTAAATAAATATTTTATTTTTTTTATTGACATTTTAAGTAAAATAATATATAATTATTATGTGAGGCTATGGAGGGAAGGATCTCGAGCAATCCTCCCTCATAGTTCTAAGTATAGGATAGTTTATGTCAACCAAGTATGATCAATTAGGTAAAAATTATCGTGCTAAATCACAGGATACAATTCAAAATAATTCTGACAATTTCTTCCCAACATATCACGCCTTAACCAGACATCTTTTAAATAATTTAAAATTCAATAAATTAGATACATTTTTAGAGCCTTGTGCTGGAGCTGGCGATATAATAAAAGTATTAAAAGAATATGGTTATGATAATGTAGATGGATTCGACATTAAGCCTAGAGCAGAAAATATTACTGAAGCAGATGCTTTAAGTGGCAGGTTCCCGCCATATGATAATATTATTACTAATCCGCCGTTTAAATTGTCAATTAAATTTTTTAAAATGGCTTGTTATACAGCAGAGAAAAATATTTGTTTTATATGGCCACTTGATTATTTGCATGGCGTTGAAAGATATGATGTAATGTATGAAAAGGGCTGTAATAATTTTCGATTAAAAACTTGCTATGCTTTTGTAAGACGTCCATTATTTAATGCTAAGTTTCATCCAGTCGGACCAATGCCGACAGGGGCAACTTCATTTGCTTGGTTTCATTTTGAAAAAAATTATCAGGGCGATCCGGTAATTAAGTGGTTACATAATAATTCTGATATGGGACAACCATGGGAAGCAGAGCAATTATTAATGATATAATTATCAAGCCTATTTTCTTAGGCAAAATTCTTAACTATCTTATACTGCCTGTCTCCTTACTGGGGACAGGTGTTTTAAAAAAAAATCAAGGAGTAAATTATGAAACAATCAGAAGCAATGAAAAAATTGCAAAAAATAACTGGGACAAATTATGTTTATTTTTCAGTCGCAGTTGATAAAAAAAAATATAAAGAACAAGTCTATACAGAATGCAGACTATATGCGAGCAAAGAGCTATCAGATGAATCGTACATAGCTACTGGTAAAACTTTTGAAGAATGTTTGATAAAAATTGAAAATGAAATTAAGAATAAAATTGAGGAGGATCAAGATGACCGGGAAAAAGGGATCAGTCTGGAGGAAGCCGAAAGTAAATAAAAGCAAGCACTGCATACAATTGACTGAGGAGGACAGGCAATTAGTATTTAATATTGCACAAAAAAAAGAATGGTCTATAGCAAAAGTTGTTTATAAAATATTTTGCTTGGGCAAAGAAAAATATAAAACATAAAATTTAAGGAGTTAGTTATGCCAAAAATGAAAACCGTTTGCTGTTATTGCGGAGAAACAATAACAGAAACAGAATGTAGTCATAAATTATGGAATATAGATTCTAGTGGTATATGTGATAATTGTATAGACGATGTAATGGAAGCAGCCGATAGAGATGCCAAAGCATATTATGCTAAACGATTAGAAAAGCAATTGACTGCGAATGCTAAAAAAAAACATAATTAAAGAGTTTAACTATGTATAAAAAACTAAAATATATAATACCATATCAATTAATAATTTTTACGTTATTTTATTTATATAACAAAACAATATTTAAAACATTACTTTGGATGAGTTATTTTTATATAATGTTATTCGGCATTATATCAATAATACTCATCTGTACAAGCTCATATAAAGAACATAATTAAGGAGTAAATAATGGATAACTGTATAAATAAAGGATGTAAATATTGGGACACCAATAGCAAAAGCAACTGTTTGGTAAAAAATGCTTATGATGTATATCATTGGGAAAATTATGACCTTAATAAATGTAAAGACTATATGCCAACACAAAAGAAACCTAAATATACTCATAAAGATATAATAAATGGATGGTTGAAACGTGATGACAGGAATTATTGGGCTAGATGTGTACTTTATAGAGATAATAAATATTGTTTCGTGCTGGGAGGAATTGATAGTTATTTTACTTTTGAAGAACTACAAGAACTTATCCTAGTACAAATACCACCAAAGGAGTAATAATGGATAACTGTATAAATAAAGAGTGCCAATATTGGGGGAAAGGCGGCTTCTCTAATTGCAAAATAAGAGAATGGATGCCTATTGAATATGACCTTAATAAATGCAAGGACTATAAACCAGAACCAGAAAAGCCTAGTGATGAATTTAGAAAGCGAGTAAAAATAACATTATCTTTTTGGAATACAAGGCCACCTTATCCAGATTTTTGGAATACAAGGTCACCTAGGGTTGTTTTAGAATATAAAAAACATCTAAAGCCTTTAGAAGATATGATAGTTGAATTATTTGAAGAGTTTACAAAGGAGTAAAAACTATGTTAGAACTTAATTTTTCATATAACTGGAATAATAAACTTGATTGTAAAGCATTTACAACATTGCGATTAAGTGATAGATTTTCTGTAGGTGATAAAGTACAAATTAACTTAAAGAAAAAAGAACATAGCAAAGGGATTATTATTGATAAAAGAATAATTGTCTTAGATAATATTAATAATTATATTGCATACATTGACACTGGATATGATAAAGAAGAGTGTAAAGAGATTCTAAAGAAGATGTATAAAAATAAAGACATTGATTGGGAAACAAAACCTATTTTCTTTTATTTAATAAAAAAGATTAAGGAGTAAAGTTATGACAACAAAAACAATTATTGATATACTAATAGGAATTGTTCTAATATTAATATCTTTTGGATTTGTTGGTTTTGCTATATACTTGATATTATATTAAGGAGTAAAAACTATGAAAACATTAATGAAACCTAGACCAGCATCATTTAATGAGTTTTGGATCCGAATTAACAGCAAACATGCCAAAAAAGTAGATAAAGAAACTTTAGTTTGGATGCTACAACACCACGCTTTATGGCATGATTTTAACGTAACTAAAAAGCTCCGGCAGAAACAAGAGCTTAAAATATTTGAAAATAGTCTTAAAAATAAAACTTTGGAGGATTAATTATGAAATATAAAACAACAAAAGAAATGCTAAAAGATTGGGATGATGGAAAACCAATCTGGTCAGTTGAAATGGGCGGACTTAGTCAGCAATATGAGAATGCAATACAGCAGGAAATATTTCCACTTTGTGAAAAAATACTTGACAATCCAATTTTACAAAAAGATGATAAAG